GATTCCAGCACTCGCCACGCTCACAAGCTAGCGGCGCAACATTCCACCAAGACCACCATCCGTCCCTGTCTTGTGCGAGCCAATTAGCCCATTCAGGTGCGTCTTTCCATTCTGGTTTAGTCACTTCTTAGCCCTCCACCAATACCAAGCCTCAACACTGCTCCAGTACAGCCAAAACACGCACCACAGCACCCATGACGAGATGAATTGATACCAGCGAGACTCCTTCATCTCGTCGGCGTCAATGTTGAAATAAACGACCGGCCAGTAAGACAGCAGGCCAGCCAATAAATACAATACGATTACTGATGTCATTTCAACACTCCTAACGACCTGTCAACACCCATCGACTGCAACCACTCCAGCTCATGCCCCTCAATCAGCGTCGTATGCTTGAGGATCTTCTGCGTTGACGTGATAGCCGTATTGCTGCCTACAAGCGCATACTCGCCTGATTCGTAGACTAGGAATTGGCCGGGTTTGAATTGTGCGGGGCTGCCATCAACCCATTTCGTAACGACATTTATCACAGCGTACCCTCCATCAATAAATAAAACACATAAGCAAAAATAGACATGACCACTCCAGCAGTTAGCCAGATAATTGTTGTTATACGGATACCGATCAGTAATGAGCTGAAAACAAACAGCCCGATCATCACTGCGAACATCATGAAAAGCCCGATATAAAACATGGTGCGGCCCTCCTGTTTGTGTACGCCAGAGAATAGACCGCGTGGTTAGCGCGGTCAAGCATTATCTCTACAAAAGCCTGCCGTTTTCGTTAGCCCAGTCTAGCGGATGTTTTGCCGACCTCTTGCGATTGCATGATGGGCATAGGAGCTGCAGGTTTTCAGGATTGCTAGACCCTCCAAGTGCAACCGGCATTACGTGGTCGACATGGAACTTTTGTTTGCCTTCGCGCTTCAGCTTTTTCGTGCAGCTTGCGCAGCGACCTTTCTGGCAGAAGAATAGACGATTTACGTCATCGACGGTAAACGAGCCTCCATTCTCCAAAACCCTTGTCCTTCTTGTGTTTTGGTAGCATCGCTGATAGTCCCTAATCGAAACTCGATTTGCTAGGACGTAGTTGCGCTTCATTATCTTGATTTGTTCCCTGTTTCTCTCGACGTATTCTCGCCTCCACTGATCGAATTTCTCCCTATTTTCAAGATAGTAAGCAAGCTTTGCCTTGGCCAGGCTTTCTCTGTTTTCCTCTCGATAAGCTCTTTGATATTCGACGCGATCAGGCGTAGACCCTCTACCTTCAAAGCATTTAATGCACTGGCCGGTAATGGTGTATCTCTCGCCTATATGGCCATTTTTGCAGGTGGAAGCAGGAAAATACCGCTTAAGGCCCAAAGCCTTAGCAGTAGAACGAAGAATGATGTGTATGTGCATCTGATACCCCGGATAAGGCAATGAATTTGTGTCGATAATCCATGTATCCGCATGGAAACCCTGGCCGGGGCTGTCTCGACACAAGAATCATATCATACCGAGTGTACGGCTCTTCGTTGTTTTGCAGCAGTCCCAGGCATTGCACCTGCGATCAAATCCTGTACCTCTTCAACCGTCAGAGTAATGCGCCCCTTCTCGCCGTATGTCTTTGAGCGTAGCGCCATCGTCAGACACGCATTAGACCGCCATCCGCCGTCGTGCGCGTACTTGTCTACTGGCGCAAGCTGGTTCCAAGACTCAACCGTAACGCCTGAGAACTCCTTGCTTACTTGCCTATGGTGAATATGTCCGATATCGATGTACCTGTACTTCGATTCGCCCCAGTCGTGCGCGAAGTCAGTAGCCATTACGTCAACCAGTCGTGCCGGCTTGCATTTGTCGCTGTGGTGGCACATGACGAACGTGTTGCCCATTCGATATGGGATGAACACGCTAGAGTTGTCAAGGATCTTGACGCGATCAGTGTCGCCATATACGTGCTGCAAGAATACGCGCATCCACACGTCATTAGAGCGGCTGTGATTGCCCTGGTTGATGATCACGTCGACGAATTTGAACTTGTGCAACGCCTTCTCGATGATGGACCGCATGATACGCGCGACAGACTCAATCATCTTCGGATATCGGCTGTCATAGTCGAAGTCGTGGCCTGATTCGCTTTTGGCTGTAAAGTCTTGGTAGTGAGTCATGTCGCCAAGATCTTGAATGACGCAGCGCTCGCAGTTAGGCGCGCGATCAATCAGGAGGTGCATTGCTTTGACAAGCTCACGCTCGGCAATCTTGATATCGAAGTCATGCCCGACCTCTTTTGAGTGAGCCAGCATGCCCACATGGCCATCACCGATCTGGAACCATGGGATGATGTCGGTATCTAGGTCGTCGATGTTCGCTGGCTCAGGAACTTCTATCCGCTCAACCTCTTCGACATAGGCATTGGCATACTCACGAAGCATCTCAGCCATTTGCTCGTGCTGCACGCTAGTCTTGATCCACTCCAAGACTGGAGCCTCTTCGCCGCGTTTGTAGAGCTGGCTGGTGCCTTTGACGATGTACGGCTTTGGTACGCTTCGGGTCATCTGGTGCTCAGGGGAATAGCCGCTCAGCGCCAACCTAGCCTTCCACCGCCGCATAGTCCTTTCGCTTACCCCTAATGCCTCAGCCATGATTGCATTCGTAGCGCCCGAATCAATCGCTTCCTTGACTAGCTGCTCGTTGTATTCGGTCATTGGGCTGTGCTCGTTGGGCTTAGGCGGTAGGCTGTAATTCCATGCCAGTGTTCGGCACCGCATGGATCCCCGTCTCTTGATTTGAAGTCGCCCATAGTAAGCGCAGGAATTGAATAAGCCTCGTCGCCATCGGTATATCTGACATCAACCAGAACACCTTTATCTACAGGCGATGAATCGTCTCCATCCCATTCAATCCATTCGCTTGCCGCTTCTTGCTCCTCCAACTGCCCACACTGCTCACTAGCTGCCTCAGCGTACAAAGACGCATAAGCCACGAAGTCAAGCGCGGAGTCATGATGGTATTGCTCGGGGTTTTGCGCCTGCCTAACGAGCTTCAGGAGGCTTAGCATTAGCCATCCATCGCTCTCTTCAAGTGTGCGACCAGTGATGCAGTTGAACGCACTGATAGTCGCGCCCATGGAACGCTCACCACTCGGCTTGTCGTACTGCTTGCCACGCTCAGCCTGAACGTCGATTGCTGCCTGTAGGAATTCGGTGGATTTCATTTGTCCTCCTTGACTGCATTTCGGATGTCGATAAGAGTATCTAGCGCGACCAAAGCCGCCAGCCCAATAGCCGGCGAATATTGAAAACCAAGACACAGTGAGGTAACAATGATGCACGCTCGCTCAATAAAGTTAATCATTCCCCGATCTCCAAATCATCAACATCGATCCCACATTCCTCAGAGGCGAGCCGCAACAAGGCCCTTTCCTCCCTCACACCAAACACCCCACGCTCAAGCCGGTTCTGGCTGACACCGCTGCGATTGGCGATCAGGCTCAGCGTCCAGCCTCTCGCAACCATCTCCTTGATTAACTCTTCCATTGCGATATTCCTCTTAAGCCCACAGACCTTGGGCGATAAGTTCGGATTCTACCTGATCGAGCGAGGTCTTGAATTCCAGATTGTTGACGAGAGTTGCGCAGGCTTCGTGGTAGTCGAAGCGAGCGCTATTTAGCGCTTTCTTGGTAGTGGTGATCTGCGTTGGATGGGTTACGTCGGCGTTGATGTAGGCCTTTTGTGCGGCTTCGAGTGCTTCCCGTGCGGCTTTTACTGTGATGCTCATTTCCCTATCTCCCTATATGCGCCCAAATAGCGCGTTCGATGTCATTTATATACTCGTCACAGATTAAGTCAATAGCCGCGTCGGAAATATTTTCGCCAATCTCGTCTGTTGCGCGTATGCAGGTCCACTCAATCTCGCTGTAGCCGTTTGCGTGCTTGGTCGATGGGGTTTGCTGTGCGTAGTGGATTTCTACGTCCAGCGTCAATCCATGGAGGTTTACGATTGGCATTAAGGGTTCTCCGGAGAACTGATAGAGCACCAAGAGTAGGCACGCAGCTTCGGGCATTGCAATCCGCCGTGATCAGTGAATGCGCCGCAGATCAGGCAGCCCGTGTAACCGATAGATATTTTGTTCGGTGCATGCATTGGACTTCGCAGAATCTCTAGTTCCCTCTTCAATGATTCATTCTCTGCCTTAAGCCGCTCAAGCTCAGTCGGCACGGCAACGCCATTACCATTGCAGTCATCGCAAAGACGCGCGCACGAAGCATCGGCCCAGCCTGAGCCATTGCACCTTTCGCAGAAATTCGTCATACACCCCTCCAATAACTAATTTTCACCTTAACGACAGGCATTGTGTAGACGAGAATGAAGTAAGTCAAGGCGATCATTGGGCGGCTCCGATTTTGGCGGCACATAAAAGAATGGCGGATCGGTAGTCATGCCCGCGATCATCTGTATTGGCTACTCGTTGTGCAAAGTCTGCACGATAGAACGCGACAACGCACTCGATATCTCGCCAGTGCTCAACCTGAATACCCGTGCGAACCATCAACTCAAACGCATCCGCCGAACTCGTCTCAGGCTCCCACCGCCTAAGAATAGCCCCATCCTTAGCCAGGTAGTTCGCGCCATCCGAATCAGTCCACAGGTCACACTCAATCGCCCTGGCTGCGTTTTTTATGGTTGTGGTTGAGATGGTCATTGGTTGATCTCCTTTCGCATTTCTTGAATTAGTTGTAATGCCATATGCGGCGTGCATTTTGGTGAGCAGGCGGCGATTCTTCGCTCAAGCTCAGTAAGATCGATAAACTTCATCTTTAACCCCTCCAAAAATAATCCAAAAAGAAAGGCTCACATTAGGAGCCTTTTGGTGGTTTTGCAAGTGTTATTTACGAAGAAAGCCATTGTTCCTTTGTCAGCTTTGTTTTTGAGCGTCCGTGCGCGATTTCAGTCATCCCATTAATAAACAACTCATCACACGGCAGCCCCGTTTTGGAGTGCCACTCTCCGTCTTTTCGGCAATACGGCTCGCTCTCATCCTGATCCCACGTCAGGATCGCTCCTTTTCTGTCTTGCGTGATGAACAAGACATCACGGTCATATAGGTCTTTCGGCCACTCTTCGATAAGTCGCTTCATCAATTTAGCTAGTGTCATTTCAGTATTTCCCGCGCCAACCGCTGAATATCGGCCCACAATTGCGATGATGGCGATTCGTCGTATTGGCTCAGCATCTTAGCCAGTCGTATACCGGCTGGTTTGTGGGTGTCATCAGCCATACGTAACGCAGGATGATCAGAGCCAATCATTGCCTCAACCTTTGCTCGACTGGTTTCATCAATCGGATATGCCGGATACCACTTCTGATGATCAATCACGGTCGCCAATTCCAACTGTCCGGGTAGTGTTTTCATTTCTCGCCATCCTTGTCGCGGTTAGCCATTAGCTGCTTATGGAATTCAACCATCTCATGGCTCTCTGTATGGTAATCCCAGCTCTGATGCCTGGCTCGCCAGCTGCGAGAGATCACGAGGTTTACGCCGGTTTCAGTGCAGTAGATCTTAGAAACCAGATGTCTGAGTATTCCGTTCGGGTCGTGCCATGTCTTGTCGCTCATTTCTCTCTCCCTAGGATTTGTTTTGCGCGGTCAACAAGATTACCCGTGATCTCCTTGTTAACGCAATCAGGAAGTTCTGTCCAGTGATGATCCAGTGCCGCGACTAGTTCATCAATCAGCGACACATAAACATCAGTCGTCTCCTGGCAGCGGGTGAAGGTGTCGAGGCGGGCGTCCCATTCGATGCACTTATCTACTAGGTGCGGCTTGCTTTCGTCGTGCGGCAAATACTCACCACTAGACTCGCTCCAGAATATGCGATTAGGCACCGGCCAAATCTCTTCAAACTTTGCGCGAATGTCGTTCATGCTTCCTCCAATCCCAATATATGGGATCTTGGCGATTATTTGGTCAGGATTGTATACAAGTTATTGATTTATTGTTGCTTTTCAAAATGAAATACTACTTGATTTCCAGTCTCCTCAATCAATCCATAGGCCTTAGACAACCTATAAATAGGGTGATACTGATTCAGGCTGTTTATGTGCCCTGCAATCCACTGACGCCAGCCTTCAAGTGTATTCCCGCCCTTGCTGATATTGCAAGGAGGGCAAGCCGGATTCATATTGCCGACGTGATCGTTTTCAGGCCTTAGCGGCTTACCAGAATCAAGGCGCCAAGTGCCGTTTGCGTTCTGCTTTGAAATCAGCTCTCGCGTAACGGGCTCTATATGGTCTGCATGCCAACGATCAGGAAGTTCGCACCCACAATAAGCGCACTTGCCATCGTATTTCAGCTTCAGTTCTTCTCTCTGTCGTTTGCTTAACTTCACGCATCACCTCCCACAGCCCGCTCAATCGCCCTATGCGCCATCTCAAACGCCTCCTTGATCGGTATTGCGTCGGGGCCGGAGTTGGTTATTGCGATGAGGGCTGATAGTAAACAAGGCGCCGAGGCAATTAGGCGAGCATTGGCTTCGTGTCTATCCACGCAGTCAGAAACCACCGTCGCCAATTGAATACCCGGCAGATATTCATCCAATGGAGGGCCCTTGATAGCAAAGGAACAGTTTTCCATTGGTCCATATTCCTCGCCTTTATGTTCTTCAAACGTCCAAGGCCCAGATGTGTATTTGCTCATAATTTATCCCTCAGTAAAAATCAACAAACAATTCGCCTTTCTTACCAAGCTCGCTCGTCTTCTCAAACTCACTCACCAGCGCCCCCACAATAGGCTTATGGTCGTCGAAGCCTGTAGCGAGTGGTAGGTCGCCGTGTTTTTCGTAGATGGCGATTAGGATGGGGAGTAGGTCGGTTAGGGTCATGCGTAGATCTCGATTAGTCGGTTGCGTTCGCGGGCAGTTCTGATTCTGGCCGCTCGGTCTTGTACGGCGCTGTAGTGATTGGAAACCGTCTCTATCGCCCATTTGATTTCATAGCTTCTAGCCCATTCAGGTCCATGATATTGGCGCTCGCATGTGCGATTTGTAACTATGGCATAGACGCCGCTAACGAAGAATTCTTCCTCGGTGTCGATGTCAAGCACTGCGTATTGGACGGTTGACGGTATACCTTGAAACTCAATCTGAATGATGAACCGTTTGCGATCAGTGATCATCGCCTTGACGATGCTGCGAACAGGCTCACTGATCACGTTTTCAAATGCCGACTGCTCGAAAACCTCTTCGACATTCGGCGCCACCTCTTCCACCGGATTCCAAAACAATTTCCACCAAGCCATCACACCCCTCCAAACTCTCAATTTAACTGTTCTCTGGAAAACACTTAGATAGCTCGAGGAACAGAGCCGTAGCCGAACTTGTCTTCAGCGTAGTGCAGCAGGTCGAAGTATGCCTTGCTGTATTTCTCGCCTTGAACGTGAGCGTGCTCGTATTTCCACTTAAGCGTAGAGATCTCGCTCTTGGCTACGTCGCCTGCCTCGTTAGCAACCCGCAGCTTAGCGTCCATCAATGCGCTTGAGTGGTATGGCGACCCTGAACCGAAGCAACCAGAGTGACCATTCTCTGTAAGCCCGTCAAAAATCTGCTCGGCAACGTGCTTGATGATTACCTCTTCGCAGCTAAGGCGCTCAGCCAGGTCAAGCTTCTGCTCATCAGTCATCGAGCTAAGCAGGTCGTAAGCGTCGATGGTGATCTTGCCGTCTTTGAATTCGATGTTCATTTTTGTACTCCCTCTGAATGTGAAAACAATTTACGGTGCTGCTGGGTTGGCGTCAAGCACTTAATCCACGTCTTCATAGATTTTCACCACGACCTTTCCGCCTGGGAATTTATCTCGAGTCCGCACACGAAGCTGAAACCGAACGTCGTCAAGCTCAAGCGCTTCGGCAATCCCATCTCTACCAGCCTTGAAGCTTGAGATCATGTTGTCGTCGTCCCTGCGTCGATTGTCAGGCGGAAAGAACTCAAGGTCTAGCACGAGGTCGCCATCAGGGATAGCGTGGCTAGATTCGCCTGCTATGGCCTTACAGGTGCCGCGATACATCTTGATGTAGCCCATCTTTGCGGCCCAATGCAGCTTGGTGTTCGGGTTTAGCTCTTTTGGCGGATAGGGCACGGTTATCTCGATCACTTTTTAACCTTCAGCAGTAGATTCAGTTGGCGCCGCGTCTCGGCTTCGATCTCTGGTTTCTCTTTCAATTGAATCTCAGCCCACAGGCGCGTCTTGCCCGACTTCAGACCAACAAAGATCGTACTGGATAGATCCCTGGCTGCTTTCCATCTCTGGAGACATTCCTCCTTGTGGCTCTCGATGATCTGGCGCTCGGCAGTCGAAAGGGTTGCTAAGTTGAGCGATCCAGCAGGTATGGCAGATATAGTCATTATCCGGCTCCATTAGAAATTAGGCTCCATCGTTTTCTTATTGAAGTCCTTGGGGTTCTTAGGCTTGGCTGCTCGCTCTTCCTCTCGTTCGTCATAGTCGGATTGAACAACGTTAACGAATCGTGCTTTATCGCCTTGGAACTGAAGCAGGCAGAAGCCTGGCTTAGCATGGCGAACCTTTACCGCCTCTACCTCAGTAATTCCGTTCTTTCCTCGCTCCGATTGCATATCACGGTGCGCCATGATAATGACGTCGGCGTCTTGCTCAATCTCTCCAGAGTCGCGCAAGTCGCTCATTTTCGGCTTAGGGTCAGTACGGCCTTCAATGCCACGGTTAAGCTGAGCCAGCGCGACCACAGGCACGTTCAACTCCTTTGCCAGCGCTTTGAGCCCTCGACTGATAGCGCCAAGCTCTTGGTTCCTGTTCTGGATGCTCTTTGATGGATCGCCGACTATCAAGCCGATATAGTCAATAACTATCAGGTCAAGCTTGCCTGCTCGATGCTGGAAACGTGCCATGTTGCACAGGCGGCTAAACATCAGCGCTGGCTTCTCGCAGATATGCAGGTTGGCATTCTTCATCTTGAATGCGGCAGCCATGATCTTTGTGGACTCCTCGCCATCATCCATAGAGTCACCGCTCTCAATCCTTTCCAGCTTTACACCAGAAACAGAAGCAAGCGAGCGTTGACTAAGGTCTGCCCCCGACATCTCCAGTGAGAACACGATGCTTTTCATTCCGTGAAACAAAGAGGCGCGCTCGGCAAGCCCCATGCCTAGAACCGTTTTGCCTGTGCCTGGACGGCCAGCAATGATGATCAGGTGTTGCCGGCGAATCCCTCGAATGATCCTGTCCAGATCCTCAAGCCCGAAGTCAAGCCCCATCTCCTCGGTTCCGCTACGGCGCCTTTCGATTCGGTCAAGCACCTGATCCAACCCGTCAGCAATAGACATGAAGTCAGGCGTATCTTCTCCGACGTTCAGCCCCATGATCAATGCTTGGGCCTGTGCTACCTGATCGGCGATCTTCCCTTTCGATTGAGCGATCTCAGATATCTGCATTGCCAGCGCTTGCAGTTTCCTTGCCGTAGAGCGCTCAAGAACGATGCGAGCGTAGTTTGCGCCGTTCGCCGCGCTAGGAACGTTGCGCATGATGTCGGCGGCGTAGACGATGGTCATCTCGCCGCTTGGCAAGTCCTGGCGGATATCCATGAGCGTGACTGGATCAGGGTTGATGCGTTTTGAGTGGCAACCAAGAATCATGGAGTACAGCGTGCTGTTGTCCTCGTAGGCGAAATCCTGAGGCCCAAGGAATGCGCCAATCTCTTCGCACAGTTCAGGCTTGATCATGAGCGCGCCCAATACGCCATGCTCAGCCTCTTGCGAATAAAGTTCCCGCTCAACCATTGTTCTTCTCCAGTGCAGCGATTATGTTTTTTTCCTTGAGGACAAACGTCAGATCGGCTTTCCATTCACGATCATTGTTCCCGCACCAATGCGGATTATTTGGGCAGATTGAGAAATAGGCCCTCCAATAATCCATGCCGAAGTCACGAAATGGATAATCGTCGCCGATCTTAAGTTCAAGTGCTTTGTCGATCAAGCGCTTTCTTTCGGTGGTGATCTTGTCGCAACCCTGAAGCTTTCCTTTGCCAGAGCAAATCTCGTTAAACGCGCTCATGATCTCGTCATAGTCGACAGCTGGCCTCGTCCTTGCCTTTGACTTCACAACAGGCTTAGCAGGAGCGCCGAACAAATCATCCTGCGCTTCGGTCGACGGCTCGTCGTCGACAAAGGTTTCTGAATTGTTCTCTTCTATTCTCTTCTCTTCTATATTCGTAGGGTTCTCGCTCAACGGCTTTTCAACGGTCGTTGAGCGGTCGTTGCGAGCCTTTGCTATACCAGCCTTTGCGGCCTGCTTTCTTGCTTCAGCAGACGCCTTTCCTGCTGCTACTCGTTGTGTTTGCGCCATTCGAACGGCCTCAAGATCGCACTCAATGCGCTCATGGACCCATTCATCATCAACCTCGTTGAAGAATTCGTTCAACGAAGTCTCAGCGGAAATCCAACGGTCGTTGGAAAGCCTTGCAATCTTTGGAAGTCGCGGCTTTGGGATGGGCTTCCCGGTTTGCCAGTAGTTAAAGATGATCAGCAGGTACGCTCCATGCTCTTCTGTAGAAAGGTGCATGGTGTCTGCCAGGTAGTCAGCAACATAAAGCTGCATGTAGGGTAGCGCCGCCATCAGATCACCATTCCTTCAGACTTCCTTCCTTGGCGAGAAGCCATAAATTCTCGCTCCATTAGCATCCCTTGATAATTCTGGCTCTCCATAAGCTGGCCTCTGCCATCGCCCTGCTCAATAAAAGTCCGCTTGATTATCTCGTCGCCAACCTTGAAAAATTCACGATTACACGAGACTCTGTATTGATCCAGAACGACGTGAATCATTGACTCAACGAGTGGCGCATCCTTCGTCTCAAGATAAAACAAGACCTCAAACGGAAAAGGTACTCCAGACGGAGCGGAAAGCTCATCGGCTCGACCGTTTGGCGTCCGGTTCGTATAGCCAATTTTGTAAATTCCAGGCATGCAGTCATTCGCCATGCAATAAACGAAGCCCCAATTGCTCATGCGCGAGCCTCCAGATAGTCAGAAATCTTCTTGATGGTCTTATACTGCGGGTTCTGGCCTGGCTCATTGGCGATTCGCCACATCATGGAAGGGTGGATACCGGTTTCTCTAGCTACCTCTGACAGATTTTCTGCCTTCAATTTCTCTTGGATCTCTGGAAGCGTGAGCATTCTTCACCTATGCGTTATGACTTGCGAGTGAAGATCATACCATAAATAGAAAATAGTTTTCCGGAAAACACTTAGTTTTTATCCTGCATAACCACACGCCGCCTTATGCCTAAATCGTCTTTGACACAGGATGTTACTGGGCTAGCCTTAGATCAAGGGGCAGCAAGACGCGGCCCGAATTCTGAGAAAAGGATCTAATCATTTAAGAGGCTTTGAAAATCATGACTACTCAAAAAAGCAAGCAAGCACTGGTTCTTCAGCAGATCGCCGAGCAGGGCGACAAGCTAGACAATGTAGCCGGAGCTTTTATGAAGCTAGTCAAGGAAGAAAACATAGACACACTGGAGAAATTCAACCCGTGGCTGATGATCGGCTACGAAGAAAACGGTTGGTCGAATGTTATTGGTCGTCCGGTGCCAGGTTCTACTTTGACTCCTGCGCCTAGAGCAGTGAAGCAATACGCGTCGATGTTCCGCGCTGCCTATAAGTACGAGATGAAGGTTACCGAGTTCGATTCGGTGCGGCAGATGGTCGACGCAGTGGCTGAGAAGCGCAAAGAACTCGCCAAGCCACCAGAAATCATCCGCGACCCTGAACTTAAGGGCGTCCTGGTCAAAGCCGGCAACCACATGAACGGCGCCCTATGGCATGACGCGATTGTGGTCATTGAGCACCTGAACGACGACGACCGAGACGAATTCGAGCAGCGTCTGCGCAAGCTGGTCATGCGTTTTCAGTCGAAAGTTCCGAAAGAGATCAGGAAGCCGAAAGCCGCTTAAATATTTTTTTGACAGAGTTCGAATCATCGGCTAATCTCTAAATCATTGAGATCAATAGTTGTTAACGGAGAAAAAGAAATGACTGTTTATTACGAGTGGGATGTTGAGGAAATCGACGAGAATGACGACATACAGGATCACTATCACTGCGACAGTTACGCATCAGCTAAGGCCATCAACGAGGCTGTACCAGCCGAAGGAACAAGCATGACATCGTGCATTGTCCTGGTGCGTGACGACGACAATACTCGGACTGGCTGTCGGTCATGGGCGTATCTGGAGGATGGAAAACTTCCTGAGTATTTCGAGGATGCACACGGCGTAGAAATAGCCAAAGTACCCAAGAGGTTTCATGCTGAGATTGCAAAACATGATGGCGGATGATATGCATGAGATATAACAGTTCTCCGCAGAACAGAAAGGCCAGCTAGAAATAGTTGGCCTTTTTTGTTGACTTGAATAAATGCGGAGGCTAGAGTGACGGAACACAAATAGGAGGGGTTTCAAATGAGTGAATGGCTGAAGAAAGATCTGTGGAGTACTCGTGGCAAGGACTATATGGTTCAGATCTCGCGACACACAGTTGGCACGTCTTCGTATGCGCCAGAAGAAGGCGTAAATCGGTGGGCGGTCTATGCGTACATTTACCCTGAGCATCGTCATTTTAAACGATTCGAAGGCTCTGACATGTGGCAAGAGGCGGCATCTGCTCTTCCGCTGCATGCCGGACCATCTTATCTGCGCATCCATCGCGATGATGATGGAAATATCACAAGCTATCAGGTTGGCGCTGACTACCACCACCTGTACGATGATCGCTTTGCTGACTACGCCGACCTTGAAGATGCGTACGAGGTTAAGCGCGACGCACAGGAATTGTTTGATTGGCTGAAGCCGCTGGATGAAGAACAATGACCTACCGCGACGCACTCTGGACAGCAATCATCGGCGAGGCTGATAAGTTTGGCTCTACTATTACGAATGCGAAGCGAGCTAGATACATGCGCTTAGTTCGGCTATGGAAGGTGGCTCAATGATCAAGCTATCCCTATTCCAGCTAGACCCGATGACCGCATACGAGCGATACCGGAAAGAGATCACCGCGCTTGAGCAGGAGATTCAGCGCTTAGAAAAGCAGCGAACAGACGCACGAAAGGATCTGAAGGCGCAAAGAGTCAAGGGCAAAGAAGAAAAACGACAACTGCTTTGCCAGATTGAAGCGGCTAAGCGAAATGGAGATGGGGCATGAGCGTATACGAACCACTTGGCATCAAGTACGGAATCTACACGGCAGATCAAATCACGAATGCGCAGTATCATGCGGGGCCAGGAATCAGCTGCACCGGCTTGAAGAAGATCGCAGTCAGTCCGGCGCACTTCAAATACGGAGACTTCAAGCAAACGGCAGCGATGTTCACCGGCAGCGCTACCCATTCAGCAATCCTTGAGCCTGAGTTATTTGCCAAGCAGTACGTCACGCTGCCAGAAGGAAAAGATCGTCGCTCAACTGAGTACAAAGCTCTGTGCGCGGCTCATGGAGCCGACAACGTGCTTGTTTCGGCTGATGCTAGCCAGATCAGCGCCATGCAGTCAGCAGTCCGCGCCAATCCAGTCGCGAACAAGTGGCTCTATCAGGAGAATGGCCGCAACGAACTGTCTGTATACGCCAAAGATCCAGAGACGGGCATCCTCGTTCGCTGCCGATTCGACCGCCTGCTAGATCGTGGGTTCTCGCCGGATCTGAAGACGACGACCGATGCTAGTCCGCGTGGATTCAGTAACGCGATTGCCAAATATGGATACGCATTCCAGGCTGCGTTCTACATGGATACGTATTACTGGGCCACTGGCGATGTTCTGGACGGTTTTGGGTTTATTGCCGTGGAGAGCAAGGCGCCGCATAACGTCATGTGCTATCGGCTGGATGACGAATCAATTGCTGTAGGCCGCGAGCAATACCGGTCAGCTCTAAATATTTATGCGAATTGCCTTGAATCCGGAATATGGGACGGTTACGATGGCGCTTCAGAAGAACAATTGATCGGGCTTCCGTTTTGGGCGCTTGAGAAAAACGGCGAAGTAGAAATTGATTTTGGAGATCAGGAATGAGTGACGTAGATATTCGTTCAGCGATAAAACCCAAGTCTGACCAGCTCAACTATGAGACATTTCTGGCTGGGCCGCAAACATACACCGTCTCAAAGGTTACTCCTGGAGACCGTGATCATCCGGTGTTCATCCATATGAACGAATGTCCAGCGACTCCGTACAAGCCTTCAAAGGGAATGCTGAAGTGCATTGCACAGCCTGATGGCTGGGGCGATAAGTCTAGTCAGTGGGTTGGCCGCTCAATTACTCTGTACGGCGATCCGACTGTTATCTACGGCGGTGTTGAGGTTGGCGGTATCAAGATTGCGGCGATGAGCGATATTGCTGGCGACTATGAAACGCTGATCAGCGCTCGTCGTGGTGTTCGCAAGCCGCACCTGATCAAGAAAATCGAGATCGCCTACTACGACGCGCAGAAATTTGCTGAGAATTTGGCGGCATGGCTCGCACTGATCGCAGAAGGTAAGGCAACACCAGAAAAAATTATCGATCGCGTTGAGCAATCTGGTAAATTGACCGACGAGCAGAAAGCACAAATCGTAAATCCACAAGAGGCGACACAATGAACCTGTTTGCATTCACTGGCAATATCGGCGGCGACGTCAAGGTTAACAATGCTGGCGGTACAGCCGTAGCGAATTTCAGCGTTGCGGTTAAGGCTGGTTACGGCGACAAGGCTCAGACAATCTGGATCGCATGTGCACTTTGGGGCAAGCAAGCAGAGTCGAAGCTTGTTGATTATCTCGTCAAGGGCCAAGGTGTTGCGGTTTCTGGCGAACTGTCTACCCGCGAGCACGATGGCAAAACGTATTTGCAGGTTCGTGTAGGTACGATTGATCTGGTTGGCGGCGGGAAATCTGAAGGAGGCTCTAGCCCTTCGCCACGACCACAACAGCAATCTCGACCAGCACCACAGCAAGCCGCGCCACAACCGGCGCCTGACTTCGATTCGTTCGACGACGATATCCCGTTCTGACCTAACAAAGCCCCGCTAACCACGGGGCAATCCACCAAAGGAGAATTAGCGCATGGCCTGGATGTTAGAACTGTACAAAGAGATCGGCAGACCAACCGTGGAGGTTGTGCAAGAGCTGCTAAACGAACACAGCATGGGCGTATCTGCGCAGATCATCGGTATCTCTCCGCACACGCTGAAGAAGTACGCGGTAGACAAAGGCCTGACATGGACTCATTACCGTCAGGCCGAACGCAAGCCTAGAGACAACGGCATCGAACACAAGAATTCACGGATTCTTGAGCATGATGGAAAACGCATGTGGCTGCGTGCATGGGCGCGATATACCGGAATTCCGCATACAACTATTCTGACTCGACTGAAGCGCGGGTGGTCGGTTAGTGATGCGTTGTCAACGCAGCCAGCCCAAAACACATTCGCTGGGAGATTATCTCGTGGCTAGGTCAATTCCCGCTGAGGTCGAGGCTGAGTTCGGTCAGCCTTTCATTGAGGTTGTTCGAGGGTTCGCGGCTGATAACTACTCGTGCCAGTCAACGGCCTACATCCTTGGCTACAAGCATCAGACCGGATTGCGCTATTACCTGCGCCGGAATGGGATCGAGATTGAATGGCCTGAATTCGGAAAATGCAACTCGCATCAGAACCGAGCGCCAATCACTGAAGAAACCAGACTGAAGCTGTCCAAGGCTAAGCTTGAGAATCAGCCGACGTTAGCCAAGGATTACGAGAGCAGGACGGGAGAGTCAGTCGCTCATCTTATCGAGCGCACAAGAAGGACGCACACGATCACTCAGGTTGCCACGATGCTTGGCTATTGCCACTCGACGCCTTTCCGCGCATGGTTGAAGCGTCACGGCATGGATACTGAGTTCATGAAGGCTCCGAGCAATCTGCCTCGAGGGATGGGGCTACAGTCGCGGCGGTGCAGGATGGAGACGGATATTACTTTCCAGTCTCGCCGGAAGCCGCCCGTATCAACGCATCATGCCGCTCAGAGCACTCTCTAAGCGCGGCGCCCCATTCAGTCAGCGCAGTAAGCGCATCCTTACCTGTTACGCCTTCAAGATCACTTGGAATCCGGCAAGGCGTCAACAGACTTGCTTGTGATACGCCCGTTCTTTGCGTCGTTTGCGAGCTGCACGCCTGAAGGCTCAAGGCAAACATTGCGATACACAGGCAGCTCCACAATCTTTTCGCGCTCACGGACAATAGTTGTTTCATTACTGCGCAACTCCGAAAGGCGAGTTTCCCACGCCATAGCTATTGATTCGTCTGACTTGTTCGCGGCAATGATAGAGAATGCAGACTCAAGCCGCTCTGCTGCGCGCTCAGCCTCTACGCGAGACGACGCAGCATCATGCCAAAGCCAAACCACGAACGCGCCGCATGCGAGTCCTGAGAGAAATCGCCAAGGGATGGCAGCGAGCATTAGTGTTCTCCGGAGAACAGTTCAGGCGAGCGCACGACGGACACCTTCAGACAGTATCGCGTCAGGGTATTCGTAGTTCGCGTTCTCGTGCCGGATGATAGCTTTTACCATCCCCTTCAGAATGTCATGTTCTCGCAAGTCGATTTCAGCGCCAGGTTTCGTGTTCGTGTACGTCTCGACCGATTTTACGTACGCGTTCGTGTTGTTCTCGGTTGCCGGCGCCCATCGACTGATAATGTCCTTTACGGTTTTCAGGCCGTATTTGCGCTGGTAGGTTTGCAGCAGCTTGCCGAGTGCGCGGATACCATTCTCTGGCGTGTCGAATCGACAGAAACGCGGCTCGATGGCTTTGTCTACCTTGAGCTGCCCCTGCCAATTGTTGGTTGGGTTGTAGTCGATGTTGCCTGGATTGTTGCAACGTACGCCGCGAGATACTGACATTTTGTGCTCCTCGAAAATATATCTCCATGATATCAAAAATAGCTTTACTTCCTGATTCTCGGAGAATACTATTTCCTTAAGCCAATAGGAGCAGCCCAATGCATACCAAGAATCAAGCAGAATTTGTAAAGCAGATTCACCGCGCCATTTCCTTCGCCGACGACAAATTCCAGCGCTCCCGCACCAGCGAATACAAGCACATCTTCGGTATGCTGCGTGGCGCTCTACTAATGGGCCTGCCATACGAAATGTACTCATCCCTCTACCGACACGTATGGGAATGCAAATTCGACAGTGACGCTGTAGACATGGAAGATCCGGAGCAGGCTGAATTGGATATGGAGGATTGATTAATGCAATGGACAAAAGAAGAAATTACAGAATTTGACAGGCTGATTGAAGATGTTAGCAGTCAGAATCAGTTGTCCCGCATTTCTGGCAGATTCGGAATGCAAGATTTTGTAAACCGTCACGGAAAAGAAAAGTGTGATGCGATGTGGCTTCATCTAGAATCTGGCGGATCAAAGGATGATAAAAAATGAACATCAAATCGCTAACAGTCGCCGCAATCATCATCCTTCTTGCTGCCGGCTTCGTAATCTCCAATCGTATGAGCTACCAAGATGGCCTAGATGATCAAGCATTTCGCTGCCTGATGATCGCTGAGAAAACGTGGCCGAATGTTGATGGGTATTTTGAGAAGGTGTGTAAGTCATAACCACCCCGACGATTTATCAAACAGGATTCAGGAGACAGGAAGATGAGTGAATTGAAGAGTGCTTCAGAGGTGGCGTTCAACTTGCAGGCTGAATTACTTGCCGCCCGATCCGAGCTTGCTGCGCTGCGGGAAGAGCTGGCCGAGAAGCAGGCTCTTTCCGAAGTTTTCTATCAGAAGCAGCGAAATGCAGAAATTAAGCTGGCTAATGCAGAGCGGCGGAATGCGGCCTTGATGAAGGCAATTTCTGATGCTGAATACCATGCTAATCAAGGAAAGGTATGGGACGACAGGGGCTGTACCTACACAGGATTGCAACCAGATGCGCAGCAAGAAGTTCTTGAGGCCTTGTGGGCCGCCCTCAAACCCACCGAATCGGGAGCAAGCGAATGCACCCCAGCCAAAGAAAGTTAAAAGTGGTGTGGTGTCCGATTAACGCAGAGTTCGTCGCCGCCCACCCCAACACAAACGTCGTAGGTTATGGCCAGTCCCCTGGTGAAGCGGTCCGAAACTGGCAGTACTGGTGGAACTTCCCAATTTAAGGAGCAAGCGAATGAGCAGTAAAATTGAAGTATCGCGGGAGGCTTTGTTAGCCGCTGCAAACCGGTTGAGCGACATGGGGCAAGCTAAGTTTTCAGCCCCTCTATGGGAAGCCCTCGCCGCCCCTGTCGTCGAGCGCCAGTCGCTGCCGATCTATCAGGTCCGCTACCTTGGCGACGGCGGCGCGGGCTGGTCTGACGTTGAGAAAGACGAACTGGACCAACTCAAGTCGCGAAAGGACTACCATACGCGGACAGTTTTCGACGCACCGCCCGAACTCGCCGAACTGCAATCTACCATCGATAGGCTGACGGCGGAGAACGAGCGCAACGCGAAGAACGCAAAAGAGTGGGAAGAGGCGTCACTGCATTGGATGGCTGAGCGCGACCAGTTCAAATCTGAAATCGAGCGGCTGAAGGGTGGGCAGGGGGAGCCGTTCGGATGGTGGCGCATACCTGAAGGCTGCCCACTTCAAGGAATGTTCCTCCCATGGGTCGGGCCGGAATCCGAGCGTGACATCCAAAACGCTAAAGATTTCGGGTTCACAGTAATACTGCTCTACACCTCGCAGCCCGCGCCGGTATCGTCTGAACTGGTACAGCTTCTGGAGCGCGCAAAGGTCTACGCCCGGGGCCCGTTCCTCGACGAGATAAACGCCTGCCTCGACAAGGTCAAGGAGCTTAACACTTGACAGCGCTGGAACTATACAACCAAGGCAAGCCAATCAAGTCAATTGCAAGAGCCTTGGGGGTTAGTTGCGGTTATGTAGGCAAGCTGCTCAGAGCTAGCGGATACACGCCATCTAGAATTGGTGGTGCACGACTAACACCTGATCTAGTTGCCAAGGCTTCAGAAATGCACAAGGCCGGACATTCATGGCGAGCAATTAGCCTTGAGATTGGGTCGACAGGCAAGACTATTAAGAGAGCGGTAGAGTTATGCGGCACAAAATATTAAGCAATCCATATTACCTTGAAGGCAAGGTAGCGTATCTGGAGAATAAACATGAGTGCCCCTATCAATCAGGAGCAGAGAAAGGAATGTGGCTCGCAGGTCGAGTCGAGATGCAAGAAGAGTTGCGAGTCCTTCGAGAAAGTCTGTCAATGCAAGCACGAGATACAAGGAACGGGCGGTGTGTTTCTACAGTCGCTAGGGATCATTCTTTGCAATGAGTGCAAGGGTGAACAACCAATACGGAAGCCTATCAAATGACCCAACGAATCAAGCTAAAGTTTTACCCATTCCCCGACATGGTCGCGGATATCGTCTGCGAACTAGCGGGTCACGGATTCAATATTCAAATGGAACCATGTAAAGACACGGATCATTACGTCATGATTGCCGAACTTGCGCATGAGGGAGAAGAGCCAGAGCTACTATCGAAGCCACCTATTTTGCACTAAAATAAACCCCGCTGATTAGGCGGGGTTTTCATTACTGCTTAATAAAGTCAGGAGCAGGAGGCGCAAGAATACCGACCGAATTCTTTCGACAATCAGGACAGTACGTCATCGGCAGCATGAATTCCTTTACCGGCTTGAATGCGAGCATTGTTCCGTTGCAATGCTCGCAAACGATAACGCCAGTGCCGTCAATAGTAACGAACTTCAGCTCCATTACACGCCTCTCCAAGCCTTGAATACCAGCGAACCAGAACCAGAGAACGAGATTGGCTCTCCATTGAGGACTGCAATGCGGTTCATTGGGTAAGGAATTGTAGCAATATCCAAACCAGTGCCGACACTCACGTTGCTGATGGTGCCGCCAGTACCTTGAACAAGCACGGTGTCGCCAGTCGTATTTATCCATGTAAACACGCCACCAGGGAAAGAAACCGTCGGCGTAAGAACAACCTTTGGCGCATTCTGGAACTTGTTGGTGGTCATGTTGTAGTTGTTGCTGTGGCGTGTTTCAGTGCCAGCATCAACAATTACTGTGCTAGAAAGACCACGGCTAAATGAGGTGTCGGCGATATGAGTGCCTACCGATCCAAGCACAACAGTGATCGCATCAGTCAGGCATCCAAGCATCTTGCAGTTAACAGATGTTGCCCCGAACACGAAGCTTAGGGCGTCGCAACCAATGAACCTAATACCGTTTGCGTTGCAAGAGATATCGGTAGGGTTTACCTCAAAGTTCATACCCCAAAGCTTGTCTTTAAGCGCATTGACGGTTGCAAGAAGGCCAATGGCAATAGAGAATTCAGAATCGCCACCCCAAAAGTTGTTGCCAAGGGTGCTTTCAAGGAAGATGCCGACATTGCAGCCGTTAGCCTTAAGGTTCCAGAATTGGTTATAGGCTGATTGCTCGCCAGTCAATCGCTCACCAAGAGATACGCCTACAGCGGGAACGCCGCCAGAGTACCAAGCAAGAGATCCGGTAGAAAGATCGCCTGGAGTAATGTTCAACCAGTAGTCGATAAGCACCGACCACTCAGAGCGGAATGCTCGCGCAGACGTACCACAGCCGTGAACGTTGGCGCAGATGCCGCCGTTACCAACGAATGCGCGAACATAGATGCCGTCGCCTGTCGAGGCGCCACCACGGAAGGTAATCGGATTGTTTGGCGATCCGATGTATACGCCATCACCTTTCATGCCAGACAATGCGCCGAAGTCAATCAGCATGTTCGGGCCGGAACCGGTGTTTGTGTACGTCACCTCGCCTTCAGGATGAAGCACAAGACCACGATAGGCGTGGTTAGGACAAGAGGACTTAACATAGTTACCAGCGCCAAGCACGATAGTTGCATGCTTACCGATGTTGCCGAGTAGCGCAACGTAGGCCATCATGGCGGCATATTTCGAGGTGATGTCAGTCCCGTCGCCGTACATGCCCCAATCACTTGCGCGAATAATCTCGCGGCCAAATGCGATCCATCGACCAGTTGGCACACCTGTAACCTGAACAATGTCGAAGTCGTTAGGTGTTGCAGTCGATGCAGCGTCCCACCAGAAATGCTGATCTCCGCGACCTGGAGTTGCAGTATCGCGACCCATCATCAATACGCAATCTTTGCTGTACCGACCTTGATAGGTCTTCAATTCGGCAAGCGACTTGATCTGAGGAGTTGCACGACCAACCATTGTTGCGCCGTTCGCAAGGCTAACAGCATCTGCCAATTCTGATCGAAGAGCTGCGTCACTAACATCCACGAGCAAAAGCTGATCGGTAGCCCATGTACCAGTCAGGTTTACTGGGAAGCTAGCAGGCTGCTTAACCTTGTAAACAGAGCCTGCACGATCAATTAATTGCGTAGGGCGCAATACGGTTAGCGGCGTGCCATCGACATACTGAAGGTGCGTCGCCTCAAAGCCCATCGCCTCAAGGAAGTCGGAGACCTGCTTCTCCATGCCTGCCCAAGTTTCACGACGCCTCATGAAGCGGTCATAGAAGCTTGGGGCAGGGGAATTCATTGCCTCGTCAAAATCAGACGCGTTGTCAGATAGATCTTTGGCCGACACAGAGCCTAGTGGATTCAGCGTGTTATAGGTGTTGGTCATTTTGGCTCTCTGGTTTTAAAGCTTTTTCGGTATTTTATCACTATCCTGATACGTTATTTATTTGAAAACTCTTACCGTGATTGTTTGGCTTGTTGGATCAATCGCCGATGCTGTTGGGTTATACACAGTAACCTTTACCGTATCGGCTGCCGAAACCTGGGCTGACCAGACTAGCCCAACCCCGGTACTGTTACCACCTGTAGCCAATGAAGTGTTACCGAAGGCTGCTCCTGTTACTGTTACATCAAAGGAGTACGTACCGTTAGCCGCAACGGAAGGGATATCGACAGTTGCGGTTCCAGAAATGAACGTATCCGATCGGAACCAGCCGCTGGCCCCGCTCGAAGTAGTCTTTAAATACGCACCATTAGCGCCAGCTGCAAAATCGACATACCTGGACCCAAAAATAGCTGGTAGCGTAGGAATCCCGTTGCCGTAGTACTCACCACCCTGAAGGGTAACGCCAGCCCCAAAAACAAAGGCCGACCCTGAGTTTGCAAACATTTCCGTAGGATTCAACCGCAGAAGGCCGCCGTTAAGATTTAGCGCAGTAGAGCTGTTACCGCCAGAGGGGCTAGAGCAGGATCCACCGACAGAAACCCTGCAGCTGGCCATTGTTGCAGCATCAAGCGTCAGCTTGCAGGCGGTGCCAGTTGTCGCATAATCGTTCTCAAGAACAGCACGCAGAGTTCCGATAGTCGCGAGATCAAACCCCCGAGCGGTACATCCAGTTGAAACAAGGCTGGTGCACGTTACCGCTGGCGATGAGAAATTGCTTATCCCTCCATTCTCAAGCGTATTGTCATTCATAATAAGTTTTTCGCAAACAAAGCCAGAAGGGAACAAAATAGTTTCGTATCCGCTAGTTTCTTGGCCGGCTATACCAGTAAGAGAGTTCTGTTCAATTTTTGCATTTTTCCATCGGCCGAGACCTACAGTGAGCGCTAGCGTCGTTCCGGCAATCCCGTGACCTGTGTTTCCCTTAATGATGATATCGCCATATACAGTTGCGGGAACTGCTCCAGATTGAACGCGTATGCCGCCTACGTGCGTAACGCCTGTAATTACAAGATCGTAGACTTTTGCAGTAGAGTCGATGGCGTAACGCGTTGAATATCCAGTCTTCGCTGTATACGCCCCCCCCTGTATGGTGACCTTTCGCGTAATGAGAGCGCCTGCCGTTCCCTCGTTTGGCGATTCGAAAATTACAATTGGGCCAGCATTACCTATCAACGGAAGAGATGGAGTTGTGACGCCTTCAAGTGAGATGGTGTTAGGGCCAACAAAAACGTCAGTATTTGCGCACTCAATCATCAGTCCGACGGCCGCCTCGGCATTTGTCGGAGAAAAGAATACGGCTGCAAATTGAGCGTCTGGCGTCCAGTACACCGTGTTCCCGGTAAAGTTCACCAGGCCAGCTTTACCAGCAGCGGCGTCACTCGATGGGTTCTGCGAAACCTTAAAGGCGGTATAACCATTGATGAATGTATTGTTTTGGACGCGCAGGCCATAAGCCCCAGCTCCGAAGGTGGAGTTTTGTTCAAAATTCTCAATAGTATTATCAGTCAAATAGCATGCAGCACTAACGTCTGTCGTTGTTGCAGGACTTTTAGGTTGGCCAGTGAACCAAAATGGAACTAGAATGTTTTTTACTGTATTGTGGCTAGCTCCAGATCCAGTGCAATGGTAGAACATGAAACCCATTGCTACGCCTGTTTCACTATTCGGTACGCCATCTTGTTTTACAAGGTCGCCAGTTAGATTGAAATTGATTACCTTGCAGTTGTCACAATCTTTAAATACAGCAAATACTACGCGCTTTGTGCTTGATGAGCATCTGATATGCAGCTCGCCTGGTCCTGTCAAGACTAGCCCTTTTTTTCCAGTGGCCATCAAGAAAGCAAAATCTCGGTTAAATCCAACATCGGTCAAGTCTGAGTCTACCAACTCAAGGTAGAAACTTCCGAGAGGAACGCTCATCGATCTATAATTGCCAGAGATAAATTCATTCCATGTTGCGAGAAATGCATCTTTGCAGTTTGTTCCTGTGGTCCCGTTCCAATCGGCGATAGCACCATGCTTGGTGATAGGTATTGACAGATCACCAATTAGGCCTGAGCCGCCAGGTGCTGCCAATTCATCCCGCAAAACAATCGCATCAGCATCCGCCTCAATACCTGCCAGCGTCCGACGTTCAGCCCCGAGCCGATCAGTAAAAGTCGGAAGCGTGCTATTGACTAGCTCATCAACATGCTTCGCGTTATCATCCAAATCCCGAGGATCAATAGAAGGAACCGGATTACCAGTATTGTAAAAACTCATGGCGTCGGCCACTCCTGATTAATTGCTTGATCGGTTTGCAGAATGTAGACCTGCCATGGATTTAGAGGCCACTTGTCGTTCATGGCGATGTCGAAGATTGCTTGTTCGGTAACGAAGTCTGGAATAAGGCCCCAGTCTTTCGGCAGGATTGGTCGTTCGCGTAATTCTAGCTCGGCGCTGAATGACCAAAGCAGAGGCCCGAGACGATTAGGGCCAGAGTAAATATCAGTGAATCGCGCCGTGTAATCCTGATATCCCAGCGGAGTTTCAAGCGGGCATTCAAACCATTGCGACCCATCAATTAACTGATCGCGCCACCACGCCTCGAAAGCCTGAGCCTGCGCAGAGTTGAATATCCAACTAATCTGCGCTATTGTCGGAACGCTGGTGAATCTTCGCCGCTGTCTAGCGCGCCCGCTAGTAAGTTCCGATCTTTGAAGAGGGCTAACCGTTTGATAGGTTCGCCCGTTATGGAGTCCACGCGGCAATGAGGCTGGGTAATTGATCATGGCGGCGATAGGTCATCCGATTCATATACCCGTATATCATACCCTACTGCCGTAACGTCGGCGTTGCTCATGCCGTTTGGGCTGACATCGGTAATTAGAACAGGATAACTCCATCTGTTCACCGTGCCGAAAAGCAAATGTGGCGGCTCCTGTTTCCAGCTTATATCAGGCAAAAAGTCAATCGACGGAATGCTAAGCGTGAATTCGTCGATTTTAGTTGCTGCATATGGACCAGATAGAGAGCCATCGGGCCGACGAATTGCAACAACCTGATGTGCCGGATCGTTCCAATCAAACTGTTCGGATACAGTAATAACAACAGTTGATCCAGCCATTTCGAAGTCAAGCATAATTGCGCTCTGTGGGTAGCCTGGAACGTCATCACAGGCGGCACAGTAGCTAAGATACCGGTTACTACTAACCAAGGCGTCAGCCTCAGTTGACCAGTAGAAAGTATCAGCGCGATAACGCTGAACGCGACGTCGACGCATTCCAATACGCCACGCCCTTGTTTTGTCTGTTACCCCAACAGCAGTAATCTTCTCTATCTTGCCACCGGAGTCACCAGGGAGAGTGCAGTCAACAACCGCCTCAGTCCAAGTATCCATATCGGTGTATGTGACTTGAACGCCGCTGAATTGATCAGGGTTTGCTACAAGTCTAGGAGTTCGCTTAAGACCGGTAGTCATGTTTTGAGGCGTATACATCTGCTCGAACACAGTTCTAGGCTCGTCGCGAACAGGACGAATGCGCCCATGATCCAAACTAAGCTCGGCAAATCCAGCGCCAAAGGCATGGTTAAGAACTTGCTCAGCCGTGGTTTCTGAAGAATATGCGTTGTCGAAATAGTCACCGCGAGCGCGCCATATATTATTCAGGCGATCCATCTCAACGAGATCTAGCTGCGCGTCAGTGTAACCAAGGGATTTTGCAACATACGCGGCAAACGGTATGATCTCGCGAGTTGGCTGCTCTGTAGTCCATCCGCCGCTCATTCTGATCGGGAGAATTCTGGTAGCGGTGACGGAGATCAGCGATTCTGTCTGTGCTGCAATGCGGTCAGACGTGCGAACTCGGATGCCTATAGTGGTGCAGCCTGGATAGCTTGTTGGGTGCGGGAGCAATCCTTTAAGGCCATACCACTGCACAGTATCGCGAACCTCTAAGCTCTTGCCATACGGGAATCTTTGGCGCATCCGAACTTCTGGACGCATCGGATACGGCATAGTGATTTGAGTACTAAACCCGATCTGATCTAGAGTCTGCGCAGTCTGAGAGAATTGTTGTGCGTTCCATGGCGCGGAAGGTCCGTTAGCCATGTCGCGCCACTCTAGATCATAGACGACGCTCCATTCGTAGACGTTGCCGTCTTCAGATCCGATACCGCACAGCCCGTTAGGCAGGAAGATATCAAACTCGATAAGGGTTGCTTTTTCGCCTTCGGGGCAAGCTGGAAACGGGCCGCGATACCCGGTTGCCGAGTTCGTCTGGTCAACAGAGATTGCACCTGCTGACGTATTTAGCAAATCAAAGCCTGGAAACGACACATCAACCGCGCCAGCCGTCGTCAGTCGATCAACCGTCATGAACCCCGAGGAAATACTGGTGATCTTGTATAGAAGACCGCGTGGCCCAATGGTAGCGGCGCCAGTGCCTGGAGTCAGGCCGTTAGCTGGATCACCAGACGCAAGATTAATGGTCATGGTTCCCGGCATACCTGGCGTGTAGCTGTCTACCGTGTAGATCCCGGCGTTTCCTCCAACGATCTCAATGCTGTCGCCAACTGTAGGGTTGAGCATGGCCAGCGGCCCTTGTACGACGTCGCGAACAGTGCCGCCAGCATCAATCACTGTGTAGGTATATGGCGCAATTATCCGGATGACGAGGCCGACAGTCCAGTCTGATGGAAAAGCTCCAGCTCCCGATGGGATACTGATCCCATACCCGGAGAATGTCAGCGACGTTGCGTTGACTGCCGGGGTGATCGCAACGCTTTCGGTAAGCTCTAGACCAGCGGAACCAGTAGAGCTTGCGCCGACCTCAGATACCGTATGCCACCAGTTAAACGGCGTGTAGCCAGTTACCGTTTCTCCGGGGCCAAATATCCGATAGTCTGCATCTGCACCCAAAGAGAGTAGTGACGTATCACCAATGCGCACATTATTGGCGAGGATCTCAAATTTTCCGACACCCACACACAGGGCTAATTCAGTCCACTGCTCAACCTTGTTCTGAAAATACTTTCTCGGACTTAGAAGAAAATCAGGATATATCTTTTGAGTGCCAGCGACCTCGCGAATAGGCTCGCCTAGTTTTACCTTATTGCCTCTAACGCTGGCCTGATTTAGATTCTTGCCCTGCCCCGGAGTTGTAGGCGTGCCAGGGATTGCAGGCATAAGCGCGCCGAAAGCTGCCTTAACGCCAGCAAACAGCGCAATCGTGATCGAGAATGGATCGGTTCCTCTAGGCTCTACCCTAAGCTCTAGATGGTCTGATGGGAGGAATACAAAATCATGCCACTCAGACTGGTCAACTATTTCGCCGTTAACCTTTGCGCTCAAAGCCAAGCTATCTCCGACTTTGTATCCTTCCTTCATTGTAGAGTCAAGCCATGCGCCAATAGTCATCCGGCGCTCTGTTGCATGAACTTCAAAAGGCAGCCCGTCGAACTTATTCGGGTAAATTTCGATCACGGTAGTAGACCACCTTAAAATATATTCGCTCGAAATCCGCCAGCCACAAGATTCGCGGAGGCACTTTAGGGTTCGTCTCGATAACAGCTAGTCTATCATCTATCTTGACGACGACTCCCGCGTGTACGAATAACTTGCCTCTGAATACGGCGGCAACCGCGCCAGGTTCAGGGCTGCAAATGTCAAGTTCTGCGGATACAGAAGAGTGAGCGCGGTCAACAGCTATCGGCTTGGAAGCAACGGCGCCGCCAATGCTTGGCAGAGGACCAAACCCCATAGACTCCCTGACAAGCAACACAAGGCCCCAGCAGTCAAGACCAGCCATGGTCCGGCCGCCCTCGACATATGGAACGCTGAGGTACTGCTCAAGATTGATCATGTCATGTACTTCAGGCCGGGGGCGAATGTTGCCGTATATCTCGTTCTAGGCCACGCTGCTCCAATCAGATTGAAGTATCCGCCAGTCAGGCTAATTGTCGGGCCTTCTATCTGCGCTGATAGCGCCTCAAGCAGAAGCGGATTTTCAGCAGGTGCTGATAGATCAGACTCCAGGTACAAACGATATATCATGTTGATCTTCTTGCCGGCTGCGTTGGCCTGATCAACTCTAAGCTGAGCTTCACCAGTGACGTTATCAATTGCAATGCCTAATGACTGCGTTCCTTCGTTGTTAGACTTAGGCAATGAAACATCCATGCCGCAAGCCTGAAAAGTCACAAGACGCAGATCCTCTGTTGTTGCAACGAGATCATCAAAGCCGGCGCACAGGAATAACGAGTCAGTCCATGCGTCACAAGTTAGTTCTAGTGTCGGGATTTCGACATCAGAACCACCGCTAGCCCTTAGAATGTCAAGTACTGTACTCAAGAGCCAGCCCTCCGAGTGCCGGTATATTGATTGACTGCTCGGCTATAAGGTCCGCCAGTTCGAGCATCTTCCAACATGATATCAATAACCTGCTTGCCATCCGGGCCTTGCGACTGTTTCACGGTGGCCGACGCACTTGAGTAGTTATTGACGTTAACCTCAACCCCTGCGCCACTTCCTGACGTTGCATCCTTGTTGCTAACTACGTCGCCCCTGCTGTTAGGCATCATGTACTGCCGACCGTTGGCAGCGTTAAAAATCTCAGGGGCGCCAGTTTCGTTTACGCGGTACATGCCATCAGCTTGTACTGGGCCACCTAGAGCACGACCACCAGCAATTGATAGGCCTGATGCAAGAGCGGTAGTGGTAGAAAGCGCTGCTGCCGCTGGAACAGAGTTAGCACCGAATGATGCAAGCGATGTGAAGGCTGCGGCTGGCGCCCATGCAGCGGATACGATAGCGGCCTGACCTACAGATGCAGCGGTTGCAGCAGCGGCTGTAGCCTGCCCCACAGAGGCCATCACGATCTGCTGCTTAACCCACTCTACGCCAGCTTGAACGAACGAACCAATAACCGCATTCAGCACGGTGTTCGCGATGTTGCCGAGCGCATCTTGCAGGCTCATGGTGCCAGACAGAAGGCCAGCGAATGCTTGCGTGCCTGCTTGCCCGAGCGCATCAAGCCCATCGATCAGCGCCTGATTACCAGCAGACTGAGCGGCGAAACGCTGAGTCTCGATCTCCATCATTCTGGCGTTGTATTCGGTTTCGGCTTGTTCTTTGAAGGTCAGATATTCCTGGTCGCTAAGCATCTTGGCTTGCTTCAGGGTATCCAAGTCTTTCAGTTGTTTCTCTAGGCCCTGCTGAGCGCCTGCCGCTGGGTCAACTTGGCCCAGCAGCGCCTTGTTGGCCTGCGCCTGATTCAAGTCATACAGCGCACCTGCCATCTCGCGAACTTGGGCGACCTGCTCAGGAGTGGCGAACTTATTCAGGCTCAACTCAGCCTGTTGCATCGCCACGTCACGAGCATTCTGACCTACAGCCGCAAGCTCTGCCCCGAGCTTGGTGTAGACCTCAATGTTTTGCTCAATTCCGCGTTTTTCTTCTGCGGCAGTGCGCTTGGCGAGTTGCTCAGCCTCAGTCTTTTCTTTCTTATTGGTCGCGCCTTCTTGCTTGCGGGCGTTTTCAAGGTTGTAGATCTCGGCTGCGAGTTTCTGAGCTTGTGCGATCTCTTCTGGTTTTGCGTTAGGGCCTAGCTTTGCGGCGGCTGCGGCTTTGGCGCGCTCAACACCGACGAGGCGGGTTAGTTCCGCCTCTTTCTGGAGGTTATCCAGCGCCTTTTGAGAGTCGGTTTTCTCTTTGTTCTCTGGCGTGGTGATCTTTAGCTTGTCGCTCTCCGCCTTCTGCTGAGCAACTTTTCGATCTTGGATTGCTTTTATTTCTGCGTTGTAGCCGTCAATCCGCTTCTGTGTTGCCGCAGCGGTTTCTTTTAGGCCGAAGCGCACCTGTGTTGCATATTGCTGCTCAGCAGCAGCGCGATCAGTCACAAGCTTGGCAAGTTGCTGCTGATCGTCAAGCTGTCCAGAAGACAGGCGAATACCTTTAGCTACAGCATCCAGCGCAGTAGCGAGCGCACGAGAAGCGCCGGCAGCCTGGTCGATCTTGGAAATCGCAACGCCCATCGAGTTAACGATTGCATTGCTTGCATCGCCAACAGAGCGCGGAACATTCTTGAATTCTGCGTTTACCTTTGCAGTCTGATCTTGAATCGCCACAAGTACGCGATCAATCGTAAGCTTTCCGTCAAGCATCTGCTGACGAAGCTCGTTAAACGGAATTCCAAGCCCATCAGCGATCTTGCGCCCAAGTTCTGGCATCTGTTCAATGATGCTGTTGAACTCCTCGGCGCGTAGTGTTCCGCCTGCAACCGACTGACTGAACTGACGGAGTGCTGCGCTGATCTCTTCTGCGCTTGATCCGCCAATCTTGCCAATCTTTTGGAGCGTATCAGTCAGGCTTAGAACTTGATCACGAGTTACGCCAAGGCTAACGAGCGATGCCGTCAGGCTCTCCCACAGCTTAATGGTGGTCGTTAAGTCAGAGCCGCCAGCAGACGAGATCTGTACGAGCGCGGCGTAGTTGGTGCGTGCATCTGCTGCGCTTGCTGACAGACGCTTAACGCGAGCTTCAAGTAATGTGAATTGCTCGCTGAGTTTTTGCAGGCTCATCAGCGCCTGAGCAGAAACGATGCCAGCGATTGCGCCAGCCAACGGAGTGAGCGCGCCACTGAATTTTGAAGCTTCGCCACTTGCGCCAGACATGCTCTTGCCAAGCGTGCCCATGCTTTTGGATGAGCCAGCAGCGGCCTTATCGGTCTTATTGAATCCAGACTGCAAGCCATCAAGACTTTTGTTGACTTGTTGCGATCCTGTCAGGACATCTGCCGTTTCGATCTCAACCTGGTATTGTATGGCGCCCGCGTTGATAGTCATTTCTTCACCTGATACTGACGCAATCTGTTAATTTCTGCGAGTCGTGCCATTGCTTCGTCGTGTTCTTCTGGGGGCGGCAGAGTATCAGGCTTGCCGTATTTGGACTGCATCGCGCCTGAAAACTCAGTCATGGTCATCTGCCAAGCATCTACGCTGGATAGGCCGAGGTGAGCTACAGCTTGAGATACGAATTCTCTCGGCTTGAACTCTGGCACGAACTCGTCTTTTGGTTTCTGGGTCGGCCTGCCTTCTGGCTTAACGCCGATTACTCCGTGACGCATCAGTGCGCGAGCAATATGCACCATGTCATTCGCAGGCATTGCACCTGGAACAAATGATCGCCATTTGCTGCCCATATGGCCGATAAGCGGCGTCGCGTCCTGATCGCAGCAAGCCACAAGCACGTCATATGCTGTAGCCATAACCTCACGTTCCCATGCGCGATAGGCCGGCACAGGAAAGAACGGATTGAACTTTGGCGCGGAGAAAAGAATGGCGAATTTCTCGACGATCTCTGCGGGAGATCCTAGAGAATCAATCGCGGCGAGGCTGGGCCGAAAAAGGTAGTCGTGATCGCCGGCGCTGACACCGATCTCACCAACTGAAGTGATAGCTCGCATTTTTAGCGCCCATAGAAATATCACCTATTCTATCATTCGGCGCTTGACTTAATCTTGAGCGAGGATATACTCGACCAATACAAACGAACTCAAGGAAATGAAATGCTAACTCTTATGCTGGTGCTTGGCTTGTGCTCTGATGTTGGCTGCGATTACATCGACCTGACTAAGAGAGAGGATGTCGTTAGCGATCTTGACTGCTATAACAAGGCCGAGGCGTACAACAATTACAACCGCTCGATTGGTGCTGAACCGCGATTTGCGTGCATTGAGCCTGAGAAATACATGAAGCTGGCTAAACGCGAGCTATAAAAAAGCCCCTTTCGGGGCTTTCTCATTTCTACAAAACCTATGCCACTGTTACCACGCAAGTGTCAGTTTTGCTAGGATCAACCACAGAGGTTGCAGTGATCGTTGCTGTACCCGCCGATACGCCAGTAACCCGACCGGAACTATTCACTGTTGCAACGGCTGGAGTGCCGCTGGACCAAGTGACGGACTGGTTAGCAGCCGCTGGCACAATGTTATGGTCAAGGTTAGTAACGTTGCCTACTGCTACGCTGGCTGTCGCTGGGGTTACGTTCACAGACGTGATAGCGATAGGAGTATCTTCCACGATCACGCTAGCCAGGCCACCAGGGCGCGAGGTTGCGCTTGCAGTCATGGAGTAGGTAGCAACGTCGTCATACGGGAACTCCTGGCTGAACTCAGTCAGCACGCAGAAGCCGATTACGGTGTTGATCGGGCCAGTAAGGCGCAGCCAAACATACGGTTGCGGATCGGTGACGAAGTGATCGAACAGAAGCTGCTGGTTAACGGTGGTGCCGTCGTCGCGAGCAGTTACACCGTCAACCGAGACTTCGAAGGTCTTATAGGTGATCAGCGTATCGCGAAAGCTACCGGCGGAATCGTCAGCAGTAGCGTCAACAGTATCGGCGCTCATGGTCAGCGATTTGTTTCGAGCAGCGCCGAGCGGCAAAAATGTAAGCGTATTCGGATCAGCATCGCCGCAAGCAAGCGCGAACTCTGCGAGAACGCTCTTACCTACGAATTTAGAACTTGCACAGTTAAGGGCCATTCTCGGCGCCTCCTATAAGGTTGTTGAGTATCGCCCACAACTGAGCGTATATTTCAAGCAATAGTTTAACATGTCAGCTCGAAGTTAATTTCGTTCCAGTTGCGGTTTGTCTCGGTGTAATACGGCCCCATGATTGAGCCGACTGGACGAATCTGCATCATGCAGCTAGTTGAGAAGTTCGCAATGGCAGCGTCAATGAGTGATTCGGTGAATAGCTCTACTGGCTCGACGTCACCTAATGCGCGGCCATTAGCGCGACCGGTTACGATTACGCGAATATGCGGATACTGGATATCTCCATTCGGAGAGCGCCCATTATCAGACCAGACTGCCACAAACTTCTTGCCCGAGTTATTCGTTTCTTCCCACATCCCGCGACTAATCGTATATCCAGCCGTCGAAACATAAGCCTCTAGCCAGTCGCGGAATAGGTTGATTGGTGTGTGGCTCATATCTTCATCCCACGCTTAATGACTGCATCGATTGCCGCACGAGCATCCTCATCTTCGAATGCTTTACGCAGGAACTCTGGCTCGCCGTCCTTATCCCACACGTTTCCGCGTGATGGATCTGACTTTGAGCGCGGAGTATTGGTGCCAAGTAGCGTGCCTGGCTTGTCGTGAACTGCTGCTGCATAAGCCGCCGTGTAACCAATAGCCCCGACAACCCGAGTGCCATACGCATTAATCTTGCGATATTGACTGTTGACCAGGTTGCTGGTGTCGATTGGCGTCATGTTCGCGGCAAAAGCGGCTGCAGTTTGCAGAACCTCAGTTAGCGTCTTTTCAGCGCGAGACCCTGAGATGTCAACAAAGGCCTTGCGGATAGACTGCCTAACCTCCTTCAACCCCTTAACCGGCATCAGACAGTCTCCAAATCGTACTCATCGTCATAACCAAACGCCGACATGCCATGACGGGCTACTTTGCGAATCTCTGCGGCTGATACTGCATCCCACGTTTGCGCGGTAGTGTCGCCGTATGCGATGCGGTCTAGATACTTAGGACGGATATCGCCCGTGTAGTAGATATCCCGCGTCACGAATTCAGCGCCTTCCTGATCGCGTGATTGCCGTGATACGCCCTCATGCCCGCAAAGGATGGTGTACGGGGCTCCGTACGTCACTCCGCCGCCCCAGTCGCCCTCTGCGAGCCTTGGGTAGACAGTTGCGGTGTCGATCATGTACCACGCGGACATGAATGCCATTAGCAGCACTTCCCGCCAGTAGAAACCCATAGGCCGGCAGATGCGCCAGGTTCGGCAGGGATAATGGAATCAGTGCAGCCAGATGTATCGAGCATGCGCAGGGAATTCAGCATGCCTCGGTATTTGTCTTGTAGGTTGTTGTATCGGAATGACTGAGACGCGCCGCTCGGGGCCGTTTGACTTGAGATATATTTGTCTCCAGCAACGATCCCGTAAAGGCTCAGCGTATAAAGGTAGATCAGTAACTGAGTCGATGCAGGATAGCCAGCGCCATCGAGGCACGGCTGGATGATCGCAACCGTATCAAGCCACGCCTGAAGGATAAAGTCCGGAGGCAACGGTACGCCGATAGACGTGAGGTACTGCTTTAGCTCGTCGAGAGTCGGCATTTTCGCCACCTGAAAATAGTTTGGTCCATTTTAGCATTTTTGCTTGACGCGGATTCGTTGTGGCTATAGAGTTCGATTCAACAAAACAACGCGGGGCATGAAATGAAAAACGGAATTTACTCAGCGATCTATGTAATCGTCACCTTTTGCATTCTGAGGTTCGTTGTTCCTGTGCTGATGAGCGCACAAGACACAATCGCAGTTCTTTGCGGCCTGGTAACGATTGGCGCATGGGCGCTGGCATCTGTTCTGATCGCTCACAAATTCATCACCAAAAAGGAAGCAAAATGAAGCTCATGAAGAAAATTGCGGTCGCCGCAATGGTTTGCGGTCTTGCTATCTCGACTGGCTGCTCCAAGGTTCCAGCTGGCTATACAGGCGTTATCGTTAATCTGATGGGTTCTGACAAAGGCGTGGCGCCATCGGAGGCTAGCGTAGGCTACAAGTTTCTTACGCCAAACGAAGAACTGTTCTTGTTCCCTACCTTCAACCAGAACTTCAACCTCTCGCAAGTAAGCTTCCAAGACCGAGACGGTATGAAGATCAGTGCGCCAATCGGCATTACGCTGCGGGCAAAAGTAGGAGCTGCTCCATTGCTGTTCCAGACCTACCGCAAGTCGATGGATGAGATCATTGAGGTTAACGTTCCTCAGGTTGTGCGCAACGCATTCAACAACGCCGGCTCCAAGGTAAAGGCGTCTGACGTTTACGGGCCGGGTAAGGAGAAGTTCCTGCGTGATATCGAGGCGTCTGTTCAAGCTCACTTCGATAGCAAAGGCATCATCGTTGAAAGCTTGTATCTGAATGGCGAAATCACCTTGCCGCCTCAGGTTGTCGAAGCGTTGAACGCATCTATCACTGCAACCCAGAAGGCACAGCAGCGCGAGAACGAATTGCGTCAGACTGAAGCTGAGGCAGCAAAAGTTCGTGCAGCGGCCCAAGGTGATAAGGACGCGGCAATCCTGAAGGCCCAGGGTGAAGCTGAATCGCTCAATATCCGAGGCGAGGCATTGCGCAAGAATCCGGGTGTTGTCGAGCTGAACGCGATTGAAAAGTGGAATGGTCAGCTACCAACCTACATCGGCAATGGCGCACCGATGCCGTTTGTCAAAGTGAACTAAACCAGTCTAAATAAAGAAGCCCTCTGAATGAGGGCTTTTTTACACCTACGATTCCACAACCAACACCCTCGCAGCAGCCCCGACAACGTTCGTAAACTGAGCAGCCAGCAACTCAAGCCCAAGCACGGTCAGCGATGCCCTCTGAATCATCCTGAGGCTGAATCCGGTAGTCGTGCTGGTTACCTTGACCCATGTGTAGTTAGCGACTGCTGGAGGCTCAGGCTGCGCGTTCGGCACCACTAAAAACGGCGTCGCATAAGTAATTGTATACAACCCGTTCGCATCGGTTATTCCTGTGTAAGCTTCGATGCGCTTACTGATTCCATTGGTTCCAGGCAATCCCTTAGAACCGCGCATTTTCCTCGGATACATCATAAGGTGAACGCCTGTACATTTATGATCACAGTGGCATTACTCTTGATCCAGCAACCAGAGACGCCAACCTGATCGGCTACCCATGGCTCATTGCAGAATGTGACGCCATCCCACGCGGATGATGCTGGAGAAGCAGGTCCCTCCCACAAAAAGACCATGCTTCCGCCTTTGCTCTGAATCAGAATGGGGGTTCCGGCAGAAATTCCTGATGCAGCATAGACGTTATTCCATACGCCTGATGGGAGGGTGATATCTGGAATCATGGAGATCGCCTTATAGTTTCTTGGTTATCCAAGTTAGACCGCTATAAGGCGAATTTGTTATGTGAGCGGAAGGTCTGTACCGCCTTCGTACCATGTGAGATATGACGAAACTTCCTGAGCTGCTCCTGAGTCGTTTGTGATCCGTTGAAGGTAGGTAGTCACTGGCGCTAGCAGTCGCTCAATGCCAAGCGTTGAATAGGTACTTAGGCTGGAGTTGCCTTGACCAGCAGAGCCAATATCATAGGTTGGGGCGCCAAACTCAGTGCCTGGAGCTGTAACGGTTACGCCAGTTCTGATGACCACCGAGCCTGCTACAGGATTTCGGTCATTCAGGTTGAAGTAAGGAGTAATAGAGCCGCCAGTGTACGTCGGCGAACGGTATACGCGAGTGGTTAGGTGTGTGCCGTTGAATTTGACAAGTCGGTTTTTGATGACGACAGGGTTTGTGCCGGTTGTGAAAATTACGTCAATACTTGCACCGTTAGCCAGAGACAGCGTATCGCTTGAAATCTCGTACTGAACACCGTTTTTTACGTTGGCCTCGATGTAGTTCTGAAATGTCATTGCTCGAAGGCCAGAGAAGGCGCCAGCCGGGATGCCAGATCTCGCATCATCACCACGCCACACGCGCACAAAGGCAGTCACTGCGTTAGTGCCAGAAAGAGATACACGAAGACGCCCACATGGCCCCTCGAACGCCCACTGCCCGCCAGCCTCAGGATAAACAGTCTTGAAGTTCTCCCCCGTTAGCGTCGGACTAACCGAGATCGCAGCAACCCCAGTCGGCGTAATCTCTACCCCGCCAGCGTTGTAATACTGGATCGTCGCCAGCCCCGAGTCGTAATCCAGACTCATCGGTCCCGTTTCGAGACTGCCGCGTGGGATTTCGTAGATCATTGCCATTCGTCGGAACTCACTTAAATTTAGATGTCATTTTAACATTCGTCTTGCAATGGATTGGATCCTTGTCTACTCTAAAGTTCAAGCAAGGCAAATCACTCAGGAGAATCAAGTGAAGATCGAAATCACCAAAAAGACGGAGACAAAGGAAGTCATTGATGTGGAGTTCCCGATTTATCGAGAGCACTGCATTGATGGTGATGGCTGGTCTGTGTCAATTTACACCAAGGTCAATGCCGATCTTACATTTGTAAACATCAAGATTGAAGGATCTCAGATGGAAATAGATATAGGCAAAAACTACAGGTTTGATGGATCCGATACTGATTATATTTTGGGGCGTGGATACTACTCGTGCAGCGCATCAGAATTCGACCATGTGCTATATCAGGCAGAAGGTTTCTTTTCTAGCGCAATGGCTATTGGCAAAAATAAATCCTGAGCTTACTTTAGTCAGCCCGCAAACCAACCGAGGACACGACCATGCTATGGCTCCTGCTACTTATCCTGATCTGAAAAAACAAAGCCCTCAATTAAGAGGGCTTTTTTCATTCCTTTGGCGGCCTACCCGGCCCGCGCTTTGGGGCTGCTACTTCTAGCGCCCTCTCGGATTCGACCTCGACTGCCTTGCCAACCAAGATAACCGGCAATTCCTCAGCGCGAACACGCGAGCCGACTTCCTGCTCAACGCCATCCACAAAGTATCCCTTCTGCGTAATGATGAACTCTTTCATTTCAACCTCAATAAAAAAGGGGCCAATCAAGGCCCCTATTCTAACCCAGTGGATTAGCCTTTGGTGAACTGGGCGTACCCAGCGTTACCGGCGTAATCGCGCTTGAACTGCGGCGCTACTGCGGTCATGATCTGGAAGCTGTACTCGTCGGTGAAGTTTTTACGTTCAATCGGCATAGTGGTAACAGGCATCGCAGTCAGGATCTCCAGCACTCGGCGCTCTTTCACAACGGCGAGGATTTCGTTCACTGGAACAGCGGTGGATGGAACGATGGAGACAACGCCAGGAATAGCCATCAGGCGAGCCAGAATGGTGTTCTGAGGCGCGGCGGTCACGTAATCGTTAACCGATGCAGCGAACCAATCACCGTAGTTCAGGTAGATCGTGGCGCCGCCGTAGAAGTTCTTGGCTTGCAGGCCGAGAAGAACTTTGGTGATTGCCGAAACCCACTGAGCGCCGGTAGCGGTCACGAGGTCGAAGTTACCGAACAAGCCAGTAGCACGACCCGGAGCGGTGCGCAGGCCATACACTTGGTTGCCAGCAACGTTGAACTTGGTGTCGCCGTTGATAACCAGATCTTCCATCTTCTCAACGATACGACGGTTGCCGTTGTCGCGAGTAGCGGCATCCAGATACTGCCAGCCACCGTCTTGACGAGCGGCTTCAACATCGCGCCAGCCGAAAGTGAAGGTGGTGTCGTAGATCGGAACTGGAGTGCCTTCATAGTCGATGATCGGTGCGTCTGCTTTCGCACGGCTACGACCGTCAACCGAACTGTTCACTTCGCCTTGGTCGGAAACTTTGGAGAAGTAGTTCAGCACCTTGCCGATTGGCACGTTGCGTTGCAGGCTAGCCAAGTCGCTGAACACACCCAAAGCAGCGCGCTGCAAGGTGATCAGATCTTGGTCGTAGATAGCCCAAGCATCACGAGGGATGGTATAGGCGTTACCGATCAGTTCGCCTTCGCTGTCTTTCGCGAGGCGTTCTTGACGGGAGTTGTGAGCGCGGCGCTTACCGAGAACGGCAGCCTCCTGCTCTTTACTGAACTTCAAAATTTCTGCTGGCATGTCAATTACACCACGTAGGAGTTAGCGAGGATACGGACGTCACCGAGGCCGTTCGCGGAGATTGCTCGGGAGGCTGCTTCGTCGAATACGGCTACAGCGACTTCACCGGTTGCGGCTGCCTTGAACTGGCCGGCTGCGATGCTGAGCACTGCACCAGGGGCGTAGGTAGCAGCGGCAAAGCGAACCTGGAACTCGTATTGCGGAACAGGCTTGAATGCCTCGCCAGTTTCGCCAGCAGGAACAGCGGTGTCCACGGTTTCGCCGATATAGGCGCGGTTGTGGGTGATGAAGAAGTCAACCTTCGAAGTTGCAGCCAGAACGAACTGACCAGCAGTAATCGACACAGCCAAACCAGGCAGGGTCGCAGCGGTGAACTTCAGGGTGCGCGAATCAGGCTGTGCGAGATGCACAGGACCACGCCAGATAACGTTAGCCATTATTTGGCCTCCTGATCAGCGGAGTTCAGGCTGTAGCCTTCGAACTCGTCTTTTGCGTTGGTAGCTGGCGAACCAGACAACAGGCCGGCAGCGGTTTGCACGCTAGCGAACATTGCGTCCAGAGCTTCACCGCTCAGAGCGTTCGCAACAACTTCGCCGTGAACTTTGGCTACTGCGGCGCGCTTGTCTTTGAGTGCTGCATCGGCGTTAGCCTTCAGCGACTCTTGCAGTGCATTGATGGTCACAGATTGAGCTTCCAGCTGAGCGTTGAACGCACCGCTAAGTTTCTCAGCCTGAGCATCAAGCATCGCTTGAAGTTCAACTTTGTCCATCTCTAATTCCTCGATAACATTAGCCACGACTGGCTGTTCAGTTTTGGTACTGGAATATTGTACTACAGATTTAAAACGCTCTAAGAGACGCGAAAATAGCGTTTCCTCGTTCTTCACCATATACTCAGTCTTGGCGATTACTGCTTGCGGCTCACCAGTCAGGATCGGATTACCGTTTTCCATGTGGTACGAGATTTTGTACATTCCTTCTGGCGTGCAGTACACAAGACCTTGATCGTCGAAGTCTTGAACGTATGCGTAGTTATCGCCAACTGCGAATCGCTCTTTCACGGCAGCACTGAGGATATCCATCTTCTCGCCGTACGAGTTATCAAGCGCGTCTTCGTTGACTACTACCGAGTTGATAACGAACGTCTTGTTGACCATCATGCCTACGCCATCTTCTGGAGTTGCGGCGCCAGTCTCGCCGATCAGGATAGCGTCATGGTCGAACTGCATATTGCGCGCAATCCAGCCGTAACCATCTGCGTTCGGTGTCATCTCGCGATCAAGGAAAATGCCAGTCGAAGTATGGATAGGCTCTTGCTTGTCGATAGCCTCAAGCAGTGCGCGGCCATTCTCGGAGTTCTTCGCAAACTCAACGTCGATCCACTTTTCGATACTGACTCGATTGCCTACGCGCTGAACATTTCGATTCCAGGCGCCGACGTGGTAAGCATTGATCGCTTCAGGTTGGCGAGCGCTTACGTAATCACCATCAACCATCGGATGTGACAGTGGTGCAAGAGTGCCCTCAAGCCCTGCATACGCCTTGTCGATCTCTTCCTTTGGATAGAGGCCGTTATTCATCACTACGCCATCAGGGAGCGTGAACGACGGAACCACGATATGCTCGCGACCGTTATGCTGCTCACGACGGATTGCAGCAGCGTTAACCGCTACTCGTACGTTGACTCGCGTACTTGTGGCGTCGGCGGTCGAGTTAACGACGAACGACTGTTTTTGGCGCATAGGATAGTCTCCAATAATTGCTGACTATTCTATCACGCACAAAAAAGCCCTCGGGTTAGGAGAGCTTGCTGGATGGCTGGTGGTTACGGCCTGCGGATGAACTTCAATCCTTCAGCGTCATGATCAAACCAATCACAGCTAGATGCTCCGCCGTAATTGTCGTATACGCTGAACATCTCGTCATTAACGCATTCGACTACGTATTGCTTTCCATTGTCATAGGTTCCTTCATACTCACTGGTTACGCACTCAACAATATCCCCAGCCTTCCAATTCCGCCAATCGCTCATGTCGACATCAGGCGCATAATGCTGCATCGCCTTCTTGCTATCAGTCTGCATCATCAAGCCTTCTGCGTCGAGCAAATCAACATTCCGCTGAATCTCGCGCTCGCAGTCTTCGATGATGGCTTGGCAGTGGATGATTGTGTCGCGCCACTTGATCGGGCCGTCGATTTGGTGCCATTGCCCTACAGAAAAATCTGTAACTGCATTAGTGCCTTCCCATTTCGGGTGGGCTGGTGCAATTACGGTGTCGCCCATTTTTACTGGGCCGTGGATGATCTCGCCTTGCTGGCTATCCATGCTGACCTCGTGATTGAACAGGCGCACATCTACTTCCTCCGCTTGTGGCTGGCTGATGATTCGGTATTGCATGATGTTCGCGGCATGGTCGCAGTCATCATGACGCCAAGCAAACTGGTGAGAATCTGCCTGTTGAATATCGCCGCATCGCAATTTAACTTCCACTTTACCTGCCAATCCTACTGGCATCCATCCACCCCGATGCCGCTTCCACTCGCCACCCTTCTGACGGTCGCGCTCTGCTTGCCATTGGTCGCGCGTTACGATGGACTTCTTGTAATCCGATGCCTGCTCGGGGTCTGAGATATCAAGATCGGTCATTCCGCAATCATCATCTTCCGGTGAGTACCATCCGCCATCTCGAAACTCAGCACCTTCCGATATCCACCCGTAGATAGCGCAACCGTCATCCTGCGTAATAGCAACGAAATTTTTAGGCCATTCACTCAGATCCCGCGCCAAAATCTCAACCAATTTCATCCGTACAACCCTCCATTTAAAGTACGCAAACCTTAGCCTCAATCCTAATCCGCGTCAATGGTAGAATAGGGATAATTTACGAGGCCCTATTTTATGACTGTGAAACGCACGCCTGCACTAGATTTGGCGCTGAACGCCTGCATTGAGGATCGGCTGCTTTCTGCTGCACGCCAGAACTTTGCATTTGGCGGCGGCCCTCTTGATACCAAGCGACCACGAAGCGATATCGAGTGCGGCTTCCCTGAGAATCCAGGCTTCGATGAGTTCTATCGCGTGTACAAGCGGCATGGCGTCGGTAGTGGCGCGCTCATGCAGCTACTGGACAAGGTATGGCAAGACAATCCTTGGGTTATCGAGGGCGAAGACGAGTACGACGAAACCCGCGATGAGACGCAGTGGGAGCGAGAAGTAAAGCGACTATTCAAGAAGAAGAACATCTTCTGCGCTATCAAGGAGGCCGACAAGCGCCGTATGGTTGGCGGTTACTCGGGGCTGATCATTCAGGTTAAAGATTCGAAGCAGTGGAATCAGAAACTCGACAAGGTAAGCGCTGCCGCCATCGTCAAATTCATTCCGGCCTGGCGTGGATCTCTTGAGGTGATCACTTGGGACACCAATGTCATCAGTCCGACCTATGGCGAACCGCTGATGTACACGTATCGCGAGCACAGCGAGGCTGTAGGCGATTCCCCTAGGCTTGTCGAGATCCATCCTAGTCGAATAGTTATCCTTGGCTCTATCACTGAGCCAGAATCGCTGTTCTCGTCTTCTCTGAATGCGCTTATCTCTCTATCCAAGGTGACTGGCGGTTCTGGCGAGTCGTACATCAAGGCTGCCGCACGAGCGTTGCATATTGGGTTTGATAAAGATACTCAGATCGACGCTATCGCTCGCGCCCACGGCGTTCCTGTAGCAGAGCTACAGACGCTGTACGACGAGGTTACCCGCGATGTGAACCGTGGCATTGATACCACGATTATCACTCAGGGCGGCACTGTAACGCCACTTAGCTCCACAGTTCCAGATCCTACCGCCCCATTTGAAGTAAACCTTCAAGAGACTGCGGCGGGGATGCGCATTCCTTCAACAATCATCACCGGTCGACAGACTGGTACGCTGGCATCTAGTGAAGACGTAAAGGCGTTCAATCGCCGAGGCCAGGCATACCGAATCAATGATGTAAGTCCCGATGTTCGCAAGGTTGTTGATTGGCTAATGGATCATGGCGTGATCGCCACCAAGGAAGATTACGAAATCATGTGGAGCGATCTTACCGAATCCACAGATTCTGAGCGCCTCGCTAACGCAGTGGTCATGGCCGACATCAATCAGAAGTCCTTGGCGTCCGGTGTTGAGGTGTTCAGTCCAGAGGAAATCAGAACTCAAGCAGGCCATGAAAACACTGAGGCTCTTGCGCCATTACCAGATGTCAGCCCTGGTCCAGACGAGGAAACTATTCCGCAATAACAAAAGGGCCTACAAGGCCCTTTCTTCTACATATTTAATTATCGCCGGATCATATCTAAGCCACTCTGTACATCCATCGAATCCTGACAGTCCAGCACTCATGAATTTAAGGTGAGCGGATCTCTCGGCATGTCGCGCATTTACTCCAGAGGTCTTAAATACCCCATCCACCTCAAACGGAAATGGGGTTGCCTTTGATAGTTGCGGTATGCGTATCTCTGGCTTATTGGTTATGCCTACTTTCATGTAAGCGCCACACTCACTCTTAAGCGCATACACATAACCATCTCTGTCGATCTTGAATCCATATTGAGCGCAAGACGGGCAATGCCTTTCGTGATAGACAAGATTTTCAAATGAAATCCTGAATGAACCATGCTCGCTGCATATGACAGAAACCATAGCAGAGGTATTTTTCTTTGCTGTAGAGTCATGCCACCCGCCAAACGCATATCCTTTTGACTCTGAATCTGACAACGCTTTGTGTTCAAGCTCCTTTACTGTCATCCGGTAATTAGCGGAACATCTGCATGGAACAATACCTCTCATTACACCTTTTCTGGAAATGAAAAACTTAGATGGGCCAACACCAGACAGCGAAATATCGTCAGATTCGCATACAGGGCAAATAAGCGTCCACTTGCTTGATTTACAATTTCCTGGAATCAGAACCGTTCCGGATTTATAAGGTCCTCCTGATAATGCTTTCTCTATGATTTCTTCATCAGGAATCAATAGGGATTCAGAATTTTCCTCTAGCCCGCACTTTGGGCACGCATGACCATTAAGAAAATTGGCTATCCGTGTTGTATGCCATGCGCCATGACGTGCGCATTGCAAACTAATCAGAGAATTGAAGGCATTCGCGCCAGATGGAAAGCCTATAAATGCAAACCCTAGGTTTTTTGCCTGTCTTTTAACCATTACCTCCCATTGCCAGCCCTTCCATCTTGTTTGCTGTGAGCATCCGCATGGCATGACACCACGCCCAGTAACCTGAGATCGAATGCAGGTAATTGATCCCTTTGGCCATAGCTCTGCATCCTTCGAGCAAATAGAGCATTCACACGTATACCTGCGATCTCGCCTATGGCTGAAATAGCCTGTAATAGTGATGGTCCCGCCTTTAGGCGTAGGAAAGGTCTTACCAACAAATGGATCAGGTTTCTGCATGGATACGCTCTCATCAGGAGGTCATCGAAAGGATTTGCGACAGTCACTGATGAGGTGATTTTCGGGTGGCCGCCCTAGTCGCCTGTCCATTGTACAATATGGCTACTGAAAAAGGGGCGAACACAATGCCAGGCCAAGCGATTTTGCCGAGAACACTCGATGATCCGACAATGCAAGACAGCCGCGAGAGGAAATTCATCCGCGACTTTGACCGTCGTGTTGCTGCTGTTGGCAAGGAGGTTCTGCGGATTCTCAGCGAACAGAACTACACAGTCGTCACTCTCAACGCCATGCAGAACAATGCCACAAGCTACCAATTTGAGCTTGATCAAGCCATATTGCTTGGAATCAATAGCGAGATTGAGCGAATCGCAGAACTGATCCTACTGGAAGGCGGAGAGCAAGAGCTATGGAGCATGCGCGCCTATGTCGAGCCAGCCTACATCCAGGGTACGGCTGTGCAAGCGGCTAACCTTACCGTGCAAAGCGAACTGTACGCGCTAACCAAGCCCTCACTTGATGCAATCCTATTCAGCGAGCCATACCGTAAGCGTATCGGGCTTCTACGTGCGCGAGAGTTTGAGCTGATGAAAGGGTTTACGGCTCAGGCGAAGACTGATCTAGCTGGAGCATTGACTAGGGGTATGATTGCAGGGCTCAACCCTCGCGTGATCGGTAAAGACATCGCGGCCAGCACTGGCATCAACCAGCGTCGAGGCGAGCGAATTGCCCGAACCGAAGTTGGTAACGCCTTCCGCCAAGCGCGCATGGATGAGGCAGAGGCTGCGCGTGTGGATCTAGGCATCAAGACACTTGAGCTCCACTTGAGCGCCCTGTCGCCGACCACTCGGGCGAATCACAGAGCCAGACATGGAACCTTGCACTCTGTAGCAGATCAGCGCGCTTGGTGGGCTATCTCAGGCCAGTCCGTTAATTGCAAGTGCAGTACTGTAAGTGTACTTGTCGACGATAAGGGTAATCCTCTTTCGCCGGCAATCATCGAGCGAGCCAAGCGCAAGCTGAAATAGAAAAAGGCCCTTGTTTAGAGGGCCTTTTGTTTTACATAAAGAGAAACGTTAAACATCCAGCCACCACGGCACCAATAACAAGCCCGATAGCTGTAACTGAGTGTGACATACCAAGCATCCCGACCATGATCCAAACGCCTGCAATCGCGATTCCTGTACCGATACCCATCAAACCACCTCCCGCTTAAACCCAGCATCAACCGCTTTACCGGCAGTTACTCGGCAATCAGTCCCGACGATATCCATGAACTCGCGGATTGCGGTTTCTCGTTGTTCGGCAGCTAGTTGTTCTGGGGTTTTGATTGCGAGGAAAATTGAATGTCCGCCACAATCTCCGCCACGGCTTTCTTTTAGTGAGCCCTTTCCATCACCTTCAAGAATTCGGACTATTACGCTGCCACCGTCGTGATGCAGTACACGCGCTTTCACATATTCAGAGCCTTCGCGCTTATAGTTCCGCATGTAATTGCACACGGTATTAACTGGCGGCAACCCATCTTGCTGGCCTGACCATGCTGCTAGTTTTTTGCGCTCTGTAATTCTACAGATATCAGCAAGTGCGTAATTCTCATATTCCTCGAACTGATATCTTTTACCGCTTTTTACGTACTGGTATGAGAATGCGTCAAACCAAACCTGAAACTCTGTGTTACCGATATATCCGTGACAATTGCACCATTCCGGCGCCAAACTCCAATCAACCTTACTCATAACTTAACCCCGTCCGCGTCGAATTGTGGGTGATATTTCTTTACTTCTGTCAGGGCATCTTCAAGTTCGGCGATTGCCCGATCAGCGCTCCAAATTTCCTTACGACCGCTCAGATAAATCTGATCACCGTAGTACACGCAGTCGCTGGATCCGCGCAATGCGATTCGCACAGAAATCGCGTGAATGTGGCCAGAGTAATCCACGCATACATCGTAATCGCCAGCGCCAATGTCCAGCGCCAAATCAGTGATTTCTCTGATCAGCTCTCGTTCTTTAACCGTCGCCATCTTTACCGCCTCCGTGTTGTGTGAGCCGAATCTACCAGCGTTATCGGCTCATGGCAACTGTTTTCCGGAGAACAGTTACCTGCGCATGCGGGCCGGGAGGAATACGCCGCCAGCAGCCTTAAGCTTCATGACAGGCTCCAGCGCGTAACGGATGGCGTCGATGTAGTGGTTCCAGTCGTCAACGATCACAGGAAGAATGTCGCCGGACAGTCGGTCAACCTTGTAGCCATACTTCCGGAACTCTTCCTGCACCTTGACGCAGCGGGTGTGAATGACCACCTCCTGGTAGCTCTTGATGTGCTCTACGCCATCCTCTACGCTGCCTTTGCCCTTGGTCACACCTTCAATGCGAGGCATCCCGTGGCGCTTCAGGTAGCTTATGGACTCAGGACGCGCACAGTCGGCACGCACAGCATGCTCAGCGAATCCAGGCACGCGCTCATTGACGTATGCGGCTGTATCGTCAAGCTCCAGGCCAATACGCCCAGCCTCGTACTCGATGTAAAGCCTGTCGTCAAAGATCCAGCACTTGACGGCGGCTGTAGGGTCCTGCGCAAAACCGAAGTCTAGGCCGTTGTATGGGCCATCCCAATCGGGGCCTGGCTCAAAGTCGGCAATGCGAGACTTTCCAGCGAACACTTGCGCATCAGTGCGACTGAGGTAATCGCCTTCCCAAATGTGCGCATAGGTCGCGCTATCCATCGTCTTGAGTGCGTGCAGGCGCTGCTCTTCAAGCTCAAGAGGAAACCATGGATTATCGGAATAGTTCATTTCCACGATGCAGGATCGAGGAGGGGTGTTCTTTACGAAGCGATGGTCTACAGGGCTTCCGTCTAGGCGTGGGTTCCAGACTACCCATATCTCTGAGCCTGGTGCTCGGATAGTTGGCTCCAGGGCCTGCCAGGAGGCTTCAGGGACATCCTCGGCCTCTTCCACGATGCATAGGTCTATCTGAGCCAGCGACTTGATAGAGCCGATGTTATGGCGCAGGCCCTTGAACAGAAACTCAGTCCCATTCTTCCCGCGCAGGTAGTCAACGCCAACGTCATACGCAGCCTCAAGCCACGGCTCTGATGCGATGGCGTTCTTTAGCTCAGCGTGGAATGACTCTTTGATCGATGCCTGGAGTTCGCGAGTGCAGAGGATGCGTAGGGGTTCGATAACGCCCCATATGGCAGCCATTTTGGCGAATGAAAAGGATTTGCCCGATCCTCGGCCACCCCTAGCGCCACGATAGCGAACAGATCCGCGAGGATGCTTAAACACCTCCAGCATCTTAGGAGGCAGGCGGATTTGCGCCGTACTCATTCCTTGCCCGCTACTAGCTCGATACGGTTAGGAAGCATTGTGCCGTCGCTGGAGTGCTTAACCTCTTGCTTATCAACAAGGCCAAGATCGCGGGCGATGAGTGTCGAGTTCATCAGGCCGGCAACTGCGCGCTCGAATTTGTAAGTGCGCATGCGAGCCTCGACCTCTTCGCAAACAAGGTCGAACTCTTCACTGATCCGGTAGTTTTGCCAAGTATGGCGATGAATGCCAAGATGGGTGCAGAGGGCAACGATGGATGGTGCGCGAGGCTTAGGAATCTCAGCCATGATGATCTGACCTTGGAAGCAGAACGGCTTTTCCTCCATCAGAGGGTTAGCGTTATTCCAGGCTAGGTATTCTTCACAGGCAGCCATAAGATCATCAGGCGTCTCAAACATTCTTGAGCGCCCGACAGTAGAGGTCTTATCCCCTGTGTGAACGATTGGTCTATTAGCCATTAAAAAGCCTCCATTTAGAGGCCTAGTCTACATCATTCGCTAGCTTTCTTTTCAGCCAATCTGGCAGCGAAGGCTTTAACCTGGTCTATGCCGAAGACTGCGACGGCGCCACCGATAGCGAAACACCAGCCGTTAGATAGGCCGAACGCCTCGACTGCTGAGCCAGCCATAAACGTGATGATACCGCCACCACTTACCTCAAGAAGCGCAGTCCAGAATGTGCGCTCTTTGTTCCGTAGAGCCATAACCGTACTCAGAACGACGTTCATTACAGCGGCTTTCAGTGGTTCTGGCAAGCTGGCCCAGAATTGAGCAATTACGCTTGGGTCGCTAGTAGGATCGCTCATTGGCTTCTTCATCGTTGATGGGTCTGATTAGTGGAATGTAATCCTTTGACCAGATTGTATCAGCTTCAGTTCGCTGGCTATATGGTGGCATTATTTAGCAGCAGGCACTCTTGATAGTCGGCATCGTCAGAATACAACTTGCCGCATCCAATCATTATCTGGTAATTGCGCTCGGACCATCGCTCATCATGCACGCGGAATTGCGAAGAGGTGGCGCATCCGGAAAGCAGCATGACGACAATGAGAAGCAGGCGCATGGCAAATACCTCGCTGGGTTTTGCTTAGTATGCGCCCAATAAAAACGCCCCAATTTGAGCATAACCATATGGTCATAGGCTTGGGGCGTGTGTTGCAGTGCTTCAAGAGCTACATCACTTCGTAGATCCGCTAGACTTGTACCGCTATCGTGGTCGGCCCTTGAATCTAGCGTCATGGCTGAACATGCTGGTCTACTCGTCAGCGTCTTGCGCCGCGTATGAACGCAAGATCCTATAGCACTACAGGAAGGTCGCACCGTTCGATTAGCTCGTGCTTTCGCAAGGGGTCTCAAACCGCCAAACTACTACTATGGCGCCGCCTTCGATAGAGAGTGTATTCCTCTATCCGTCCATGACTTTGAGTAAGTCCTAGGCCGCCTAATACACAACGGTTCTCCTAGCTGGTCTTACGCTGCAAATCACCTGCGTCTCACCTTACGCCGAGCACTACTGCATGCCATCTCGCCGAGGTTCCTGCATGCTGCGACAGGTGGTTGCGACTTACGAGCCGCAAATCGAGCCCTAATAACGAGTGGCTAGTACGGCCTATATTGAAACAAGGCGCGAAAGAAATATACCACACCTGCACCAAACTGCAAATATTCTTTAACTTTTGCGCGAAAACTGTAATTTAATGCGCATTTTGAAGAAAAAAATACCCACTGGACAGTTCACAGTGGGTACAAGGTACAGCAAGCGAGGAGGGGGGGATTCGCTTGTGGGCATTATTGCATAGTTCTGCGCATCGGTGCTACACGAATTCGCAATTCAAGCTCATGCTCGCGCTCAACCCAATCATTGATGAACTTTCTCAGCTTATCCGGGGCGTCCGTATCAATATCCAGGCTAGCAAAGTAGCGCTCATACCGCGCATATCCCGTATCGCACAGCGTCATCATCGCCATTGCATTGATTTGGTCTAGGTCGTTGATTGTGGTCATGGTCGCTCCTCTAGATTGTCTTGCCAATCGCCAAAAACTTCGCTGACATGAATATCAAGATACTCCCAATCCTCCATTGGTTTGCCTTGATTCCAGCACTCGCCACGCTCACAAGCTAGCGGCGCAACATTCCACCAAGACCACCATCCGTCCCTGTCTTGTGCGAGCCAATTAGCCCATTCAGGTGCGTCTTTCCATTCTGGTTTAGTCA